GTAGTCGTCGTGGACTGGAGGATCACCGATGGCACTGGCCCTACAATCGTTGCTGAGGTTAAAGCTGCACTCCCTGAGTGCCGATGGCTTCTCTACACTGCGACACCTGATGCGTTCGTTCTACGAGCCGCCATCAACGCTGGGATTCACGGCGCCGTCTCGAAGGGCGCGCCGCTCGATGTTCTGTTGAGGGGAGTGAGAGAAACCGCCGACGGCCATCAATTTTTCTGTCCCGAAGCAACCCGCGCCCTGCAATCCGTGCTGCTCTCTGCGACGAAGATCCAACAGCTCAACGATACGGAGATTAAGCTGATCCGATTCATCGCCGACGGGATGGAGATGAAAGACGCTGCTTTCTCCGCTGGGATCGCAACCAAGACCGCCCACAACTACCTCACTGGCATTCGAGAAAAACTAGGCTGCGCGAGCATGGTTGACATCGCGACATGGGCGATCCGGCACGGTCTTGCTGTGGGTGAGTAACGTACTACATTGTAGCATGTGCCGGGCGTTGTGCACACTTACAGAGATGCGCTTCGTCATTTTAAGTGACAATCTCAGGAGGCCGGAGAAGCAGCTCCATTTCTTTGCCCTACACTGTTGGCCGGGCTCTCACTAAAAGAGCGGCGAGCCTCGATCTGCCGCCAGCCCGCTACGTCCGTCACCTTCTTCGGAATGATCAGATTGCGCCTTATCACGGACTCGCAGACCTACTCGACCACGTGCCATCGAGTAAGTTCGCGAACGTTAGAATCCCGACCTCGTTACCTGAATACCGCCTCTCCGGAATCCTGATGCGAGCCGCCGAAGAAAAACTCGACGTGTCATCTTACGTGGCCGCGCTCGTTCTGCGTGATCTGGCGATGAACGGGAAAGGCTTCACGATCCTATCGACACCGGCCTGAGTCAGCTCGCCTTCGCCAGCACACCCGGCTCATCGCAGTCGGCGAATAGGTCGGCGGGCTGATTGGTCGGAGCCGAGGGTTTAACCTCGGGAGCGGGCGTCGGCGCGCCGAGCATCAGAAGCGAGTGGGCGCCGAGCTGCAGCTGCTTGCCGAAATACTTCGGGGCGTTTTTGTCGCCGAGTTCTTCCGCGGCCTGCGCGCCGTTTTTGAGCCAGCCTTTCAGCCGGCCGTATTCGACGTTCAACGCCAGCGAGAAATCCTGGTTCATCCGCAGGTGGATGTTTCCATTCAGGAAGGCTCGCACCTCGAACAGCGTATCACTGTGTCCGATCTCTATCACGTTGTTGCAGTAGAATTCCTGACACTCGCCACTCCGCCAGATTGTACGATCCCACCGGTTCAGCCTGCGGTCGTCTGTGTTACTGTCGAAACCGAGGTTGCGGGCAACGGTCAGCAAATCACCGAGGAAGTCACAGGCCGTCTCGTTGAGCGATTGTTCTTTGCCAGACCATTCCTTATTAACACCGCCCATGCGCTGAAGCACCATGCGATATTCGAGCGCGATGTGACTCGGCTTCTCCTCGTTGTAGCGCCAGCGGTCGTGTACGAATGGACGTTGATTTGAGACGTAGTTTCGGACGTTCGCCGACTCGACCATCGCCTCGAATGTTTCGATCAACTGCTCGTCGAGGTAGTTGTTCGCGTTCTTGAGCACCCACAGGATGACCGCGTGAATATTGCCCACCGTAAAATCAACGTGACCGTTCGCATTCAGCGTTTCGAGCATCCGGTTCCGCTTCTTGTGCGTGAGCCTATCCGTCACCTGTTTCATGTGTGCGAACAGCTCTTTCCAGTAGGTGTTGCGCAGTCCGGTCAACCGGGCTTTGAGGCAGCCTAGAATTCTTACCGGGGTCACGTCGAATTCCTTCAGGAGATCCACGTCTAGCTGCGCGACGAGATCGTAGTTTTTCCGGATATGATCCAGCTCGTCATTGTAGAGTTCGACCATGCGCTCCGGGTAGTTTGCGCCGACCACGAGTGAAGCGAACTTCGGATTTTGAACATCCTCCTGCCGGTTCTTCTTTCCCTCGGCGTCCGGGTCAACACCCGCGGCTTCGAATTTCGCTTTCAGGCCAGCGAATTGCTCGTTGAAGAAGCGATCAAAGGCGTCGTCTTTTTCGACGGCCAACTCGATACGGATCAGGTGGACGATCGCGCGGGCCGTGCGGTCCTCCGCGTCTTGGAAGCTAAACTTGCCGACCGTCCTATATTTCGCCTCACGGTATTTGATGGCAGCCGCGATCTCGACTGACTTCTCCCAGCGCACCGGGATGACGAGATAGACGACCTTCGATGACGACTCACGAATGATCTTCGTGCTCCATGCCTCAAACTCGGAATAGGGCGGATTGCAGAACGTTACATCCACCTGTTTTGCCACAAGCGACTGCTCGTGAAATTCGGTGCCGACGATAAAGATTGACGGGTCGAGATGCTGGCACAGCACGATCGATTTCTCGATGGCGTAGAGTTCGGAGAACCCACAGCCGCCCTGGAGCGCGCGCAGCACCTTTCCGTTGCCTGCGCCGATGTCGAGAACCGAGTTGAAGCCTCGCTTGTAGTCGTAGCGATTGGCCTCCTTGAAGGCGCTGGTATCGCGGATAAGCGCGGCAATGATCTCGTCGGTCGTTGGGTAGAATTCGAAGTCTTGATCAGACTCTTTGAGTTGTTGGATCAGTTGGTTCATGTCTTTTCGGGTTCAGGTTCGGGTTTCGGAAAAATTTAAGCGGCGACGGGCTGCGTCGCTTTCCACGCCTTGATGGCCTGCGCGAGATCCGGCGGAGTCATGTTCGTGCCGTCGGGCCTAAGCGGGCGAATGTCGAAAAACTCCCACGGGTCGTCAGCGTCGCCGCCTTCAAGATGCACGGCCTTCTTCCCGATCCGCTTCACGGTATGAGTTGAGCCATTGCACATCAGCTCGACCTTTGTTCCAGGCGGACAGGTCGCGCGGAGGTAATCGCCGTAAAGGTCGGAGAGGTTTTGTGCCTTCACGCGTGACGGAGCGGTCGCGCACCTCTGGCCGTTTTCGTAGCACTCACCGGCCTCCACTGCTTTCTGTCGGGCGATGAAAAAAGCGAGATCGGTCTTCACCTTCTGAAGTTCCACTGAGTCATCGATCAGGCGATCAGCCGCCGCGTATTGCTTCTTGCGCGTACCGGCGTTGCCGCATCCGGCGCCGAGCGGGAAGTGCGTCGCCATCGGGTCGGCTATGCCGAGTTTCTTTTCGAGCACCGCTTTGCGGGTCTCAAGTGAGTCGATTCGTTCAGAGAGTGTCATGGTCGTTTCGGGCTTCGGATTCACACCGGGCGACAGTTTGAAAATCTCACTCTGCCAAAAGCCACCGTTGTTCGTGGCGTATGCGTTGCCGTGTTTCACGCGCTCCACGAGCAAACGCATTCCAGCACGCTCCATCTTCTTTGTAACCTTCACCCACTCGCGGCGGATTATCATGGTGATGTGGGTTGATCCGCAGCACTCCCGCCAGCCCACTTCGACGGAGCCGGTTTTCGTGAGCGTTGAATACCAGCCCGCGAGGCTGTTGCTCTGGTATCCGAGCTTTGCGTTTATTTTTTGGTCGGCGACATCAATGGCCGCGACGATCGAGGCGGAGTTTATCAAAGTAGCATTCGTTTCGGGTTCGGGTTTGACTGACAAGAGAAGTGAAAGGAATTACCGCATTAGTGTAAAGAGAAAAATGAAAAAGGCGCGAAGTTTTTTCGCGCCTTTGCCATGAACCAATGTGGTTCGCTGCGTCGTAATTGAACCAATACGGTTCAGCGTTGGTCGCCGCTGCCAGCGATCACGCCGCGAGCCATCCGGCACTCCAGCTTCTCGATGTTCAGGCGCATGACCTCGGCTAGCGTCGAGTCGCCGATGAGTTCCGCTTCTCCGGCTACAGCACGAAGAATCAACTCAATTTGCTCGCGCACAAACTCCGGATTCATCGGCGTGCCGTCACGGATAGTTTTCTTCGCCTTGTTGGCGATCAGCCCGGCGTGGATGACGAGCTGATCGGAAGAGCCAGCTGCCCACTGCTCGTTTCCGAGCTCGCCCAACTCGATCCCGAACAGATTAGCAAGAACCGCACAATACCAACACACGTCACCGAGCTCTCCGATTACATCCTCCTCGGTCAGAGGCGCCCCCTGACCTTGGCACTGATATTTCTCAATCAGCTCGGCCACCTCCCCACACAGGCCAAGCGTGAGGTAGGCGAGGGCTTGTTCCGGTGGGAACTGAGCGGTTTGTAGTGCGCGTTTCTGGTATTCTTTCGGGTTCATTCAGGATTCGTTTCGGGTTGGTGGTGCTGAGGATCAACGGCGTTGCGGCGGAGGGCAGTGAGCAGGACTCGGCCTCGCTGCCTGATCCGATGACCGTTCATCCTCTGTCAGTACCGGGATGGCCTTACCCTTCAGCCGGCGAATGTCGAAATCCATCGAGGCGACAGCCGCGCCAGTTTTTGCGAGCGTGCCTTTCGGCTGAACGGCGACGTGAACACATCCGCTAATGTGCATGTTGATCCCGATCGCGATTCCCTTGAATCCGCTGGCGGTGTCCGTCACCTCGGTTCCCAGCACTTCGATCGGGAAAGCTACTGCGTCGAATGCTACACCATCCATATCGAGACGATCTGGAACGACCCATACGCGATCGACCGGCTGTCCTGTCTCAGGATTGAGGCCGCGGGGTTGAAACGCATATTGGAGCCGGCGGTCGAGCTCCATGTACGCGTGAGTCACCATGCCCATCAGGCCGGTGGCAGTGTCTTTCGTGACGGAGCCGAGTTTGATGATCTTGATCATATTTTTTTCAGGTTCAGGTTTCGGGTTTTGATAACAGGAAAAGGTTCAGAGCCAAAGCCGGCGCCACCGGGCGCACCACGCTACACGCATCTGATGCTCGCGTTTGACCCGCTCCATCAACGCTTGGTTCATCTGCAACGTTTGCTCCGCGTATCTGTCAATGTGCATTCGTTCCAGATCGCGCCTTCCGCGCGGCGTCTTGCGGCGGATATTTTTGTCCGATACAAGTGCATTCCAGCCGTAGCATGACTCTACGGTGTAGCACGGACTACCCGCCGTTGCCCAAACGTCGATAGTTCGCGCAGGATTGTACCACCTTACTGTGCCAGATATCACGCCATCTTCCCGGAGGAAATAGACGGCTTCGCCTTTTTTGATTGGCCACTGCTTCTGGGGTAGCGGATTGGAGATCGAAACAGGTTTCTTTGGGTCGAATTTCATGGGGATTTAGACGGTGGCCGGCGTGAGTGCCGCGACCGTTTCAAAGAGTTCGCCGGGCTGGCGATTGGTCAGGACGGTCTTGTTGTTCGGCAGTGTCATGCGGCGCTGGCGCGCGCTGGTGACGACGAGCGATTTCTTTGCCCGGGTCACGGCGACGAAGAATAGTCTGCGTTCCTCCGCCATTTCCTCCGGCGTGTCGGCGGTGAAGAGTTCCGCGCCGGGAACTATCACAGAATCGAATTCCTCCCCCTTAGCCGCGTGGCAGGTCAGAATGTTCACACCTCGGATCGATTTGGCTTCTGGCGAAGCGCGCAGGCACTCCAGCAACGCCTCAACGGTATCCGGTCGGAAGATCCGAATCCGTTCAGCCATCAGCGCGTGGCTCGCTGAGCTGACGCCGTAGCGGTGGAGATCCGCGTTGAGTGAGAGAATGACCTGCAGAGACGGGAGCGCCCAAATGGCGGCGTTTGGACACCGCTTGCGATACTCTTCGAGGTTGCGCTCGGCATCGTCCGGACTCGTGCGCTGGATGCGGGCTTGTTCGCGCGCCAGCAGTCGGGCGTTTGCCCAACTTCCGGGCGATGCGATCTGCTGCAGGATCAGGAGCAGCAAACGCCAGTCGCGCGGTTTCTTCTCGCTCTCCCGTTCGGCTACCGGGATGCCGGCCGCGTGAAGGTCTTCGCGAATTTCGTCCGCCAGCCGGTTCGTCCGGCACAGCACTGCGATTTCTGCCGGACCAACGCCGGCCGCGATCTCCATTTCGATTTCGAGGCGGACAGTCGCACGCTCGGCGTCATCGCTGCTCGTGGCGAACGTCTTCACCGTCGCCCCGTCGCCAAGCGCGCTCTCGGTCTTCTTGTCGATCCTGTCCGGATTGAGCGAGATCACGGCGTTGGCCACGTCGCAGATTTCCCGGCCGCATCGATAATTCAGGTTGAGCACGTGATGCGCGAACAGGTCCGGCATGTTCCAGAACTCCGTGACGTTCTCAGGACGTGCACCGCGAAATTTGTAAACCGACTGATCACTATCAGCCACGATCAGCAGTTGCTCGGGCTTGGCTGCCAGATAGATCGCGGCATCGACCGGTGAGCTGTCTTGATATTCGTCAACCGACCAACACGGCCACGGGTTTGATCCGCGGACCTTCATCAGCTTCAGTCCTTCGGTCAGCACCATGTCGAAGTCGAGCAAGTGCTCGCCCCGCATCCATTGGCGGTATGATCGCACAACGCGCGCGGCCTGCGTCACGCTCCGGTCATCCATCGCCAGCCCGCGAGCGGCCTCCAGCGCGGTCGCCGTGCCCTTGTAGTCCATCAGCGTCGCGTGACGGGCGAGAAATTCTCCGGCGTCCTGTTCGCCGACCATGACCCACCGCGGGTCATCGCGGCGTAGGAGCATCAACATCATCGCGTGAAGCGTGCCGACGAAGCCGGGCTTGCCGATCGTGGCGAGCAAACGCTGTTTCAGCACGCGAGCGGCGACGTTGGTGAACGTCACGAAACATTGTTGCTCGGGCTTGAATCCGATGGTTCCGAGGTGACGCGCACGCTCGACCACCACTTTGCTTTTCCCGCTCCCTGGACCGGCAATGACCATATTCCAAGGCGCGGGCGAAATGACTGCGTTGAGTTGTTCGGTGTTCATGGCATGAAAACGAAGACGACGCTAAGCACGTAGCTGACGCCGAGAGCGGCGCCAAAGAGCAGCGCGGTGAGGTAGGGGTGACGTTTCAAAACGATCCTTTCGTCAGGATCGCGATCGACCGGTAGAGCTGTTTGATCCGAGCCGTTTGGCGCGGCGTTTCACATTTGCGGCCTCCAAGGTGAAGCATTCGGCGGAGGCGGCTGTTCATCCAGTTCAGGCTGCGCTTGCGGCGTTTCTGGCACGGGCGGGTCACAGTGGACCCTCCGCTTTGGCGATTGCGGCCTCGGCCACTTGTCGCACATCACCGTTGCCAGCCAGCGCATGGCGCCACAACCTCCAATAGACAGCCTTCAACGCCGCCAGTAGCTCAGCGTGGTTGTTCACGGCACGAACGATTACCTCGGCGTGGTGGCGACTATCCCGCGGCATGAAGCAGAACGGTTCCGTTTTTCCGCTAATAGGATCAACGCGATTGGTGCAAACGTACTCGATGTCGAAGCCATCAACATCGCGGGTTTCGATATGGAGTGGCGTTGGAGCGGCCACAGCCGTCGTTACAGGCGATTCATTCATGTTCATTTCGGGTTCGGGTTACTGACTCGGGTTCGGGTTGACTGACAATGGGAGTAAAAGAAATTAGCTCATTAGTGTAAAGATAAAAAGAAAGAGGCGCAGAAATAAATCTGCGCCTCAGTGTTCAGGATGTGGCCGGGGTGCGTAATCGATTGTACCACTCACTTTTCAGAGCGAGGCATCGGGTGGAAGGGGACCATGTTCTAGAGCGTCCCGGTTCTCAATGCCTCTGGTTTATGCGTCCCACCTAGCCGGGGACCGGCCGCGCGTCCCAAAGGTCCCTTAGAAGGAAACGTCTTCGTCGAGATTCTCCGTTGCCGGCGGGCGTTGCTGCTGCTGGCGAGCCGGCGGTGCATTCCGGTTCGGCTGCTGCTGGCGCTCAGCCGGCGGCGTGTGGCGCTCCTGCTGCTGGTTGCCGTTATCGCTGCTCGACGAGCCCTCGCCGGTCTTCCCGCAGAAGTCGAATCCGCCGGACGGAAAGTTGATCGTGAGCTTCAGCTTGCTCCGCTTCTGACCGCTCGTCTTGTCCTCCCATTGATCCATCTTCACGCGGCCCCAAACTATGATCGGCGAACCTTTCACGAAAAACTTCTGGATGATCTCGCCGGTTTTCCCCCACGCTTCGCAGTCGAGGAACGTCACGTCAGACCGATCTGCTCCGCTTTCGTCTTTCCATGTGCGATTGTTCGCCACGGAAAAGTTACAGATCGCGGTGCCGTTGGGCGTGACGCGAAGTTCGGGATCTCTGGCGAGGTTCCCGCCAAAGGTTAAATGGTTGATTCCTGGCATATCGTTTCTTTCGTTTCGAGTATTTGTTTATTACTTACGGTGAATCTGGAGCGGCATTCAGTAAAAGACCGTTCATTCCGGCCTTCATATAACGCTGGAAAACTGTTTCGCCTGACGAGGTGCGAGCGTACGGCAGAAAAACTTGATCGAGACGGACCATTGCCGTTTGCACGAGCGCGAGCTGCGCTTCAATCCAGTCTTTGATGATTCGCCAGCCTACGCGGGCAGCCTGCTCGCGCGTGACCAAGCGTGTCGGAATTTTACCGGCCTTGTGCTGCTTCTGGAGGATCGCGAATACAGCTTCCGTGTTGCATGGCAGCTGGTAGGTTGTCGGGCCAAACTCAGTTGCGATGCGGAATGAGATCCCGGATACGATGCCGCCGGAATACTCCGTCATGATCGCGATCGCACCCGCCCGCGCGAGGGTGCTCTGGATCTCGGAAACGGATTTCTCCGCTGCGATCTGCGTCGTGTAGTTGAGGATGGCCATGCGTGGAAAATTAGAAGACGTGGAGGAACTCCTGCGCATCGACGCGGTAGATTTTGCAGCCAGAAAACTCTGCGCGGTCCGATTCCTCGAACGTTGGATCGTAGGTTGGTTTTCCGCCTTTCCATTCAGCTCCCCAAAGGGAGCAGAGCGTAATGAGCTCTGACCATTCGTTATGACCGAGGAAAATCTTCGTCGGAGTTCCCGCGTGCTTGGCCACGATCTCGGCCATGATGCGGCCGTAAATCGCGACGCGCGGGGTTGGTTGTTCGTTCTCTTTCATGCTGCGTTGAGTTTGTAGAATTCCAGTGCGGCCGGGTGGGCGTGAATCGAGTTCCCGCTGATGTCGGCGATGAACAAACCTTCGAGCGTCTTGCAGCGTGAGAGCGCGACGTACGCCTGTCCCGGCGCGAAACACCGCTTCAGATGCACGCGAACCTTATCGAGCGTCGCACCCTGCGCTTTGTGGGCAGTGATGGCGTACGCAAGGCGAAGCGGGATCTGCCGGCGGCTGGCGAGCACGTCGTGTTTCGACCTGACGATTTGCCACTCAGCTTGATCAATCTCCAATTTTGCGCCGTTCGTGAACTCAACGACAGGGTATTTGCAGCCTGGACGCTCTTTGATCGCGACGACCTCGCCGAGACTTCCGTTCACGAGACCGGCTTCGGTATCGAGGTTCTTGAGCAACATCACCTGCGCGCCGATCTTCAGCTGTAGCGTTTTCGGCGCGAGGCAGTCTTTCTCCAGCTTCTTTCGGTTGTGGTCTCCGTCGGCCCAATCGCTGGCGTCCCATATGTGCAGGTCTGTTTTCAGCGCCGCCAGCGACTCCGCATTGATTCGGTCGGCGTGTTCGTTGTGTGTCACGATCTCCACCGGCTTGATGCGCGGGTCCGAGTCCACTGCGTTGATGCGCGGGCGGAGAACCGCACGAACGTCCTCGCTGGTATCGCCAACGCGGACACGGCTGAGGATGTCAGAGAACGCGCGCTCTTTCTGGCGCATGACTTCCGTCAGCACGAAGACCTTCACTTCAGCGGCCGGCCAGCAACGCGCCTCGAAGGCGAATCGCACCGGTTGACCCTGTTCACCGATCGGTGGCAACTGGCAAAAATCACCGATGAAGATCATCTGAATTCCCCCGAACGGCGCCGACTTTTTGCGCACGAGCTGAAGCATCAAGTCGAGCTTATCCAACAGATCGGCCTCAATCATGGAAATCTCGTCGATCGCCAGCATCTTCGCTTTGCAGATTTCGTAGAACACCCCGTTTTTCCGTTCGAGGTGCTTCTTCGCGATCTCCATCGCACTGTCTCGCCCCATGCCGAGGCCGGCCCAACTGTGCAGCGTGCTTCCTCCAATTTGGATCGCTGCGATCCCGGTTGAGGCGCAGACCTGCAAATCGGAATACTGTGACCGGAGGTAGCGGAGCAACGTGGATTTACCCGTACCGGCGGCGCCAGTGAACATCACGTTTCGTCCGGCGCGGATCTCAGTCACGCCGGCCTGCTGCTTGGCGTTCAACTGCTCGAATTTGAGTTCGGCTTCCATGATCAGACTTCGATGATTTTGAGATCGCTGCGGCCGACGCTGAGTTCTGGCGCCAATTCGATGGCGTCGATCAGCGACGGGTTTGCCGGACCGATCAAAATAAATTGATCGATGTCACCGCTGCGCACCATGCCGTCGAGATTCGCGATCAGTTGCACCGCATTGGATGCGTCCAACCGTCCGATCTCGTCCAGCAAGAGCACGCGCAGGTTGCTCTTGGCGGCGAGGCCGGCGGTCAGTCCCATCATGACGATCGCTGTCTCGGTGCCGGAGAACACGCGCTGAGAAACAAACTTGTCTCCGACGCGCATCCCTATTTCTCCACATTCGAAAACGAGCGGGCCTTTGAGGATATTCGCCGCGAGTTTATTCGCGATCGCCAGCGGTGCTTCGATCGAGCCGGACACGATTTCGGTTTTCTTCTGCGCGATGAGATCGATCACCTTGCCGAAGGTTTTGATCACGCCGTCTTGAACCTTGCGCCGGGCAGCCGCGTCTTCCATGCGCTTCCGGTCCTGCTCGAAGCGGATGATCGAGTGCACAGTTTCCTCGGAGGTCTTGTAGCTCGCCGATCGGATCTCGTGCTCTTTCTTCAACGCTTCGAGTTCTGCCGGGCTGAATTCAGGGAGAGCCGGAGCCGCGAGAACTTCGGCGAGCTCTACGCTTGCCTGTTTCCCGTCCGCCTCTGCTGCGTTCGCGGTTGTGAGTGCCTGACGTTCAGGAATCAACCGAGCCATCGCCATCTTCAGCGCCGCGGTATCGGCGGTGACTTCGGCAGTGAGTGCGTTCATTTCCAGCGGCGTCATCGGTGGCGTGAGCGACTGAGCTCCGAGGCTTTCCATCTCCGCGGCGGCGTTCTGGCAGAGCGTCAGCGCGTGGCTGGTTTTCTGAGCACGACCGCCGGCGTTGAAGTAGTCCTGCTGACGTGCCCGACATTCGATCGCAGTCTCGTTCGCTTTTTCAGCTGCATCCGACAGCCGCATTTCGGCTTCGTACTGTCGTGATTGCTCCGCCTCGTCAGCTTCGGGATTCGAGACGGTCTTCTCCACCCATTGCGTGATCTCGATCGGTTGAACCTCGCCTTGAGCATTCACCTCGATAACCCCGGTCACTTCGTAGCGGCCTGGACCGGCATTCGAAAAATCATCTGTGCGGATTTGCGGCGCATCCTCATTCACCGGCGGCTGAGTGGCTTCGCTCTTCAGCGCGTTATACGCCTCTTCGGCGGCTGCATGAGCTTCGAGGGCTTCCTTCAGCGTTGCTTCGGCGGTGATGAAATCGGCACGAGCAGAATCCGCTTCGGCGCGCACCGTGTCCATCGACTCGATGAGTTCCTTGCAGTATTTCATCCGGCCGGACGCGTGTGCGAACTTTGTGCCCTGCTCGGCGGCGGCGCGCAGCCGTTCCCGTTTCTCGGGCAGTTCAGATTGGAGCTTTGCGATCTCGGCCTCCGTTCCCTGGAGCGTATCAAGCCGTAAGACTGCGAACCGCGCGACGATCTCAGCGTATTTGATCCGCCGCTGAAGTTTCTCGATTCGCTCTGTGAGTTGTTTCGCCGCGGTCGCCCGCGATTCAGCCGTTGCGATGGCGCCCGTGAGCTCTTGGATCTTCGCCAAGATCCCGGCCTTGTGCGCTTCGGCTTCTTGACGATCGGGCAGCTTGGCGAGCTCAGCCTCGATCGTGCTGATGTCCGACATTCCCTCGACCATTTTTTGCATCCGGTCCTTCTCGGCCGTCGCCTCCTTCTTGCGCTCTTTCCAGAACAACTCCGACAGCGCGAGCAGCTCATTGACCGTCGGTGCCTTCGCCAGCACCTCGCTGGCCCACCGGCCGTAAACCTGAATGTGCGGAGGCAACACAGTTGTTCCGGCGCCTTCAACGTTCAGGCTGAGTGCCTCACCGATCGCGTCGGCAATTTCTTTCGGCGAGCCGCCTTGGCTCTGCACGAGCTCACAGGCTTTCGAGATCCGCGCGTTGTCCGACAGACCGAAGAAAATCGACGGGTCGAACAGGACGCGCGTGGCGTCGTCGAGCACGCCGTGCGTGGCCAGCGTGACATCAGCGGTTTGTTTGACCGTCGATTTCACTTTTTCGAATGCCACCACCTGCTCAGGCATTCCGTCATGCGACATCGCGATCCGCATCGGGTAATCGCTGGCGAACATTTTTAGAGCGGCGGCGGTTTTTGCCACGTCCGGGATGTACCCCAGCACTAGACAGCGGATCGCTTGATCGATCGCCGACTTGCCTGAAAAATTGCGGCCTTGGATGAGATTTTCCTTTGCGAACTCATAGGACGCTGTGACGCCTTTGAAGTTCATCAGGCTTAGATTCGTAATCATTGTTCTTTCGGGTTCGGGTTTCTATTCGGGTTCGAGAGACGGAGACGCGCGGGTGATTCATGCCCATCTATTCTCGGGAGCGCCGGATTGCCCGGCACAACACACCCCGCGCGAAATTCAGTTGAATGGCTGGCCCTGGCGTTCGGGTTGGCCGGTGTTCGTGTTGCCGTTCGTGGCCGGCTGTTCGTAGCTCTGGAACGGCTTCATCGGGAAGTTCTCAATGTCGGCCGGTTTCATTGTCCAGCAGGCATTGACCATGAATCCCATCGCCATCTTTTCGATGATTTCGATCGTGGGCTCGAACTTCGTTCCGTGCCGTTTGTTAAGATCCGCGATCGCCTTGAACGCGGCGTCAACGCAGCGGTGATACGCGGCTGTAGTTTTTGCCACGCGCTTGTCGAAGAGCTTCATCTGCACCGCGCGATCCGCGGCGATGCTCTCTTTCGTGGCGCCCTGCGGGGCTGGCTCGGAGTCTGCCGGCTGTGAGCGACCATTCGAGCGGTTGGGCGGCGGCTGGTTGCCGTCGTCGTTGCGCTGCTGCGATTGCTGACCGTTCGGCGGTGGCGCCTGCTCCTGTTGTTGCGCGGGCGGCGTGACCGGCTGGCCGCTCCCGTCCTCAAACGAAAGGTCCGGCGACTCGTACACTGAAATTTGCGGCGTTGTCTTGCCCTGATAATTGTTATCCTTGCGAACGAGTCCGCCAATCCCGCGATCGGAGCGGCCGGCTATCGCGTAAAGCTGTGAGCCTTCCATCCGGCGACTCACTTCTTCACGAGACCACAGCTTCAGCTCGATCTGAGCTTTGCCGTCCGTGATCACTAGCATCTGGATCGTATAATCGGGTTTGCCGACTTCCTTCGATTTGAATGGCTTGCGCGGATAGACCTTCGTGATCTTGCCGCGGAACGCTTCGGGCTTCGCGCCGTCGCTCATGTCGATGAGCTGGGAGACAGTATTAACGAGCATGTTTCTTTCGGGTTATCGGGTTTTAATCTTTTCGGTTCGGGTTCGGTTCGGGTTCGGTTCGGGTTCTAACGATAGCAGCCTATTGTTTTTTCGGCGGCTCCAGTTTGGCGAGCTCCATGATCTTGTCTCGGAGCTTCGGAAATTTTTCAGCGTACGCGTCGATGGCTTCCTGCGTCGGTCGATTAGGCAGGCGTTCTTCGCTGATCTTCTCCTCGACGAACCCTCCCTCTGAAAACTTTTTCATTTCAGCGACAGATTTGCGGAAGCAAATAACTTTGAGCCTCAATACGAGGTCGGGATCGATCCGGGCGTTCCAGAGAATTTTCTCTTCGCCGGGCGGGAGTGGAGGACGGGCCATATTCTTTTCGGGTTACAGATTTGACTGAGCAACCGGAACCTAAGCCTATGGCCTGAATAAGTAAAGATAAATACAACCGATCACTTGTTTTTCTTTGGCGCCTCAGCGTAAAAATTCGTTGGGTGTAATTTTCCGCCCGCGGTGAGGACGCGGCGACGAATCTTCAGCACGACCTTGGCGCGGACGCCGCTGACCAGTAGGCGATTCGCTCCAGAGCGATCCATCTTCCACTTCTTCGCCCATTGCAGCGCAGAATAATATCCGAACGGCACATGATCCGGAACGTTGATCGACTCTCTGATTCGCTTGAGCAGATTGTTCATAAATTATGCGGCCTTCGCCAGAGGGATCGGCGCGAATGCGGAGGTGAACAACGACACACCGTTGATGATCGGGATATTGAGGTGCAGAAATTTCCCGGTATGACTCACGAACTGAACCGCGTATCCGTGCGTCCAATCCGTGTGCCGTCCGTGACACCATAATGGTTGCATTTCGCAGAGACATCCCGGATTCCACGATCCGACGACGCCGACTCCAACCTTGCGCACAATGTCCGACTGCGCCCGGTGCGTGTGGGCAAACACAATGTTTCCGGCCATGCCGACCTGCGTGGCAGCCGCGGCGTTCTTGGCTGCGAGTACGCCGTGGTGAAAGTAACACTTCCCGCGTTTGATGATCCCAGGGACGCTCAGGCCGTCGTGGCATTCGCCGCTCCTGCGGTAGTGAATCCCACGGTCACTAAGTTTCAGCAACGCTTCCGGCCCGACCAAGCTGAGCAGGAACTTGCCGTCGGACCCGTGTCTCAGCGTCTCGGTCACGCACCACGTCTCTACGCGACGACAGTGGTTCCCTTCGATGAAATCGATCACCGCATTCGGCGCCGCCGACTGCACGCCGTCGAGAAACCCGTTCGCAGCCGCGATGTCGCCTTCGTACGAATACGCTGTTTCCGCGACGTATCCCATGACGTGATGCTGCGCGAGGAAGCCTCCGCAATCGATGATGTCGCCGTTTAGGATCAACTCTTGAGGGTTTAGCTGCTTCGCGTCGCGCAAGAATGCCGAGACCGCCGGCCGAGCCATCTTCGCCCCGTGCACATCGCACGCGATCATTCGGATCGTGTCGCCCCGGAGGCGTGGCATGCGCTTAGCCGGCTGAACGGTCACTTTCCTCGCCCGGCGCTGACGTTCTACCGCGGCGACCGTTGTCGCCAGCAGCTTCTCAAGTTGAGCGACACGCTTATTCGCGTCCTGCGCTTTTTTGGATTCAACGGCGGCGCGGATCGTGTCTGGCTTCATGCGATTTGCAGCGCATGATTACAAAAGCACTCTGTCGAATTTTACCTCTAAAAATCAGGGTAACGGCACTAAACAACGAACTCCAGCGTTTCAAGCGGACTTACTGCGCGCTCCAAATGCGGGTGACGATACGTCTGCGTTGTCTCCAAAGACTTGTGACCGAGAATAGCCTGCAGGTCGCGAATATCACCTTCGAAATGCGTGCCGAACCCGTGACGCAGGCAGTGCGGCGTGATTCTCGCCAAGATGCCAGCCTTGTCACAAGCGATATAAAATGCCCGCTGAATCTCGCGGTCCCGCATGTGCCAGCGAAGCATCTGGCCAGACCGAGGGTGCTCTTGCGGCCCGATCGACGGAAACAGAAACATCCACCCCAATGAATGCGGAGCCCGTGGATATTTCTTTGCAAGTGCTCCCGGCGTTTGGATAGGCAGTGGCGTCGGACGACGTGATTGGTCCTGTTCGAAAACACGTTTGGCGTGATCGATCTGGCGGCGGATCTGCACGTGCAGTATTTCTGGCAACGGAACCACGCGATCATGGCCGTGTTTTGGCGCGCGGATCACCAGTCGGCACTCAGACATCCGAATATCTTTCAACCGAACTTCCAGCGCCTCATTCACGCGCAGCCCGCAACCGTATAGCATGAGGGCAACCAGTCGAGCGGGGATCGCGGGTGTGTCGAACAGTGCGCCTAGCAGAGCGACCGTCTCTTCACGTGACGGGCAATGACGCTCATAGACCGGCCGCTTGGCGCGAATGGCATCAACATTACCGAGCGTTTTTCCGACTGAAGCGTACAGCGCATTGATCGCCGCTAGATCGTGGTTTTGCGTGGATGCAGAAACGTTGTCCCGTGTCACTCGCTGGGAAAGGTATGCCTCTGCGATCTGCTCCGATGTCCATTCTTTTGGACACGACAGAGCGAAATCGTAGTACAAGCCAGCGACCCGGCAGTACCCCTCCTCGGTATCGTGCTGCTGGCCCTTTAGGCGGATGCACTGAGCGAGCCGGGCGAGAACCTCACTTTTCGGTTTCATGTTACTATGGTTGTAGTTTACTGAATCCGTTATCCGCGAATTGTCGGAGAATCACTGTTCGGCATCACGGTTTGAGTGCCGCGAGTAGGCGGCGGAAGATTCCGGGGCGCTTACGGTTTTGCGCCGCTTGCGACGACGCATAGATGGGGTTCTGGCGGATCGCGACGAAGCCGTGCGTTTCGCAGAGCTGCCCCAGGTGCTTGCCGCGTCCGCTGAGTTTCCAGCGTGTGAGCGAGCCGCAGACTGGGCAGGTTGTCGGCCACGTAGTCGGAGCCGAACTAGACGCCACACCCAATTCGGGGGCGCGTCCGTCGCAGGCTCCGGCGGGAGTCACAGGAAGAGAAGGAAGGGTTGCAGTGCTCATAAAGTTTTCAGGCCCCCGAATTGGTGATCTTGGTGTTCGGCAAAACGAAGACGCCCGGCCTTACGCGGACAAGCAGCCTGCGTTTCACCATTGTTGAGAGGGTCGCGCCGACGTGTTTTCCGGCGTTGCAGTAGATATTTCTCCCGATGAGTTCTACCGCGGCTTCGAGTGTGATTTTCCCGCAGATGTGGCAGTGTTCGATTACGGCTTTTTGCTTCGGCGAGAGTCGCACCGCCGAACCAGACGCCAGAGCACAACGCGCCAGCGTGGCCCGTTTTTCGGGAGTGGCTTCAACGCTCAACATCTCCAGTTGTTCAGGCGCGTGGCTCATCTTAGGTGTTAGGCACGATCAATTGAAGCCCTCGATGTAGTGGCGCATTTGAACGGGCGAAGAAAGCAGACCGGCCATGAGCTGCATCATGCCGAGCTGGATGCCCACGTGTCCCTCGGTATCGGGGTGCTTCCCAAGGTCGCTGGCCATGCTCGCGAAGGCTTGGTTTACGTCTCCCATGTCGCAGTATTCGAGGGCGCGTTTCTTGCACCACGCTAGATGCTCGGCGCGTGAAGACGGAGCCGAACCATGTGCTAGAGAGGAACGCCCACTATCGGGGCCTTCGATTGAGTCTGTTGGATTTTTCATGTTGGTTTTGGTTACTGAGATTTTTCCCGGTGGGCGTCCCTCACCACGCCGTTCGCCAAAGCTATTTTACGATGGTGCTCGCACGGCGCACTTTCAGGGCAGCAATCCGTGATCCCGATGCGGCGACCTTCCGCGTTCAGGCATGGCCCTAGCCAAACTCGTTCGCCGTCGTAGTTTGTTATCACCATGTCCACGTTCCAACTGAGTGCCTTTAGTAGCAGCTCCGCCTCTCTGGTTGTGGGCTGGTCCCTGTCGAGCGATTCCCGAAGAGAACGCAGAGGCGAACCAGCGATTACAGACAACGACCCGCACTGTCCGGCTGGCGAAGGGTCAGCGTTGGCGGGAGTTTGGATTTCAGGTTTCATGGTTTGAGTGGTTCGGCGGGTCGTGTCTGACTCGCGCCGTTAGCCAGAAGGGCGTTTCCGAGCTTGTCGTAAGCGTAGCGCAGCTCCCGCACGGCGTCGCCAGATAGCCCGACCTTGCCTTGCTGAGCAGCATGTAGGTGGTCGAAGTCGAACCATGCGCGGGCTTCGCCTATCGTGTTACGCAGGCATGCGTCTTCGTAGCCCTCCGGAGAGCACCGCATCTTCACGCACGTCCATCCCTTGCGCCGAGCCTGTCGCCATTTCATGTCGCTGAGCCACGCATCGAAAGCGGTGATGCATTCGGCGCGGGTTGGGCGCATTAAGAAGGGGCAGTGACCGCCTTCGGGGGTCGCGATGACCCACATTACATAAGGGAATTTCATAGATTTTCAGAGGCTAACCAGCCATCAGAGCCAACGCCGACAATCGTCAGGGATAGATTAGGCATTGGGGCGGCGTGGCTCACCGTGACCGTTCGGCGAAGGTGAGCCGTGAGGATCGTAGGCGTTGCAGTGAGGGCATCGTTCGGTGAAGGTGCGCGGCTCCATTTCGACCGCGCCCGCGCAGTTCCAGCAGTCGCGGCAGTCTATGCTAGCGACTGCACGCGCATAAGCTGCGCGAAGAGGTTTCTCGCGGAAGTCGCGGCAGAGTTGCCGGACCTCGACTGATTCATGCGCCAGTTCGCGCTCGAACAGATGTGCGATTTTCGCGATTCGGCGTGGGTGGTTGAGCGGAATATTGTCGCGACCGCGCGGCATTACCGGAGCCGAACCAGTTGCCAGAGCCAACGTCTCTGCCGGCCCGTCCTTTTTCGATTGGTTTTCTTGAGTGCTCATAGTTGAGAGTTTTTCGCGGCAGAGCCGTTGCTCATCGTGGTGTTCGCAGAATCAATCACGTCGCGCATGAGTCGGTAAGTTTTCGGTGCGTTGTAAGCCTTGCACCAGTCGAGTCCGACTTCGTTCAAGAACGCCTGCTCGATTTCATTCCAGCGGGCTATCAGCGCGGCCCACACTTTCGACGCCACGGCGATTTTCGGGAAAGCGTCACGTACTGCAGGCGCAGCCTTGAGCAGCAGCAGGCAGCGGTTCAGGTCGTCGGGGTCGTGTGGGTAGTTGATGCGTTCCGGCGTTGAGCCGAGCGCGATCATGGCCATCGTTTTTGACGAGAGGCCGACGCGCCCGTTTGCGAGCCAGTCTAAGACACGCGAACCAGTCGCGACAGACAACGATCCGCCACTGTCCGTTTTCGTGGAGTTTTCAGTTGGATTATTCATGTTTGGAAATTTGGGCGGATCGCGTCTGCCCTAGGTGTTAGGCTTTCTTTCGCTTGGGCAAAACGGGGTCATTTCATGCACGCTAAGAGCCTCCGTCCGTGGTTTGCCGCGAATCATTCCGCAGGACCACACCGAAGCATCTCCCTCGGGGTCGAGTTGTTCGATAAGCCAGCAAAGGCCTTTCGCAGCCTTCACAGCACGCGCGTCGCGACGGGCCTGCATCGCGGCTTTCTTTTCGAGCCGATCGCTCTCGTCTTGCGCCATTTTGGCCAGCATCTCAGAGACGCCTAGGGCGAAGATCGCGGCCTGTGCCGGGAAGTCCTTCCCGAGTTTTGCGAGGTGTTCCCATGCCTTTTTTGGCTGCTCACCGTAATAGAGCTTGGTCCACATCGGATGATCCTTCGTTTTCGAGATCGAATCCAGGCTGGCGATATTGTGCTGCGCCATGATGGCCGCGCGTTCATCGTCGGACATTGGGATCTCGCAGCGGTGTTCAAGCAGGAGTTTTGACAGGGTGCTCATGTCGTTTCGGGTTCGGGTTAAACTGACTACCCGAATAAACTATTCGAACGCACGATAAAAGTAAAGATAAAAAAGACGGTTTGTTTTGTAAATCTCTACGCTGATGCCTTGAAAAACCCAAGCATCCCGGTGCACGCGACGAACGGCAGCGGCCGGATCTCGTCTAGGACATAGCCGTATTCGCCCATGAACCACGGGCTGGAACTTCCAGTAACGCATGCGCCGAGCTTCGCCATGCCGGTGATCCCGCCGAGCTCATAGCTGTCGAACCGTTTCGACGCGAACACGTCCGCCACCGACTGTGGCAGCCGGCCGAGACCGATGCCGCGTTGAATCACCTCCATCGCGCAGTCGAATGCTTCGGCGGTCATCTTCGCTTTCGAGGCATGAACGAGAAACCATGTCCGCCGGTGCGACCGCCGGCTTCGGTTCTCGATGTTTTTGCACTCCTGCTTGCGCTTGTCCGGATCGGTGAGATCAGGCCGCGTGATCAGGAACGCCCACGGCTGCTTAATAGCGAGGGCAGGGAAGAGGCGCATGTAATGGCGAGTGTCTGAGTCGGTCATGGCTTTAACGTTCGCGTTCATGCTGTCGGGTAGCCGTTGTGTTCGACGCCATCGAGCAATCGGCCGGCAGCGGCTTTGCCGACTCGCGCCATGTATGTCTGCGTTTTGTCCATGTTCTGAAACAGATACCACTCCGGATTGATGGGGCACTTCGTTGATAGGTCGTGCGTGAATTCTACTCGGTTGTCATCGAGGACTTTCACGGGCGCCCACTCTCCCCATTGTTTATAAAGAAAAGGCACGCCCGCAGCAGAGCACTGATTGCGCAGCGATATTGCCCATGTCGGATGCATCGGACGCGCGTTAGGTCCAGACTCGCCGCCGCAAATTACCCAATGGATTCCAGTGAGGGCTTTTTTCCCAAGCTGCGCAACCGCGTCGGAACGCTTCGTTACGTTCGAGAATTCCAGCGGCCCGAGCAACGGCTCGCACGAAAGAAATCGCACGACGGCCGGAATTGCGAGCAGCGATGGGATTCGCTCGTCGGCACGTTGCCGGTCTTCGACTGACGTTCCGATCCACACGTTAGCGGGCGGCTCAGGATCGACATTTATGAGTGCACCATCAGCCTTCTGGCCGATCCATGCGAAAATCCAGTTCTCAAGATCCATCCGACCTACGCAGCTCTCCATCGCTGCGAGCAAACGCGGACGGAAATTCTCCGGACGCTTCGTGAGCAGCAGCCAATCGAGGTGCTGGCATTTGCGGATGAGATCAAGCAAGTCAGCCAGCCAATCAAGCGGAACCTCGTCGTCCAACCAGTCGGAGAGCGATGCGCAGAAGACGCGTGGACGACGTTTTTTCGCGTCTCCCTTTTCAGCCCACCGAAGGCAGTCGGCTTCGGCGTTTCGACTCCATCGGATAGGCTCTTTCCAATTCGCAGCGGATGTGCGCGAGCGCGGATTGCCCTTGCCCCATTTTACGCGGCCATAGCGCGCGTCCATCAGCGTTTCGGCATAGCAGTGCGCACAGCCGGGTGAAACCTTTGTGCAACCGATCCACGGATTAAACGTGTGATCGGTCCACTCGATTTTTGAGTTTTCCATAATTCGGGTTCGGTTCAGGGTGTTGGATAGAGCGGGCGACCTTGGCGATCAGCGCGGTGTTCCCGAAACCGGATCGGGGAGCAGCTCGGCGAGATCGATGCCGCGCTGTAGTCCGGCAACGTACCCGTCGAAATACTTCGTCACAACTTCCGGGAAGGTCGGATATCCGAGGACAAACCGATCCAATTCGGCGATGTCGATCGCGCGACGGAGGCTGGCTATGAGTTCCGCCTTGGTGATCGGAACGAATGGCGCTGGCGACACCGCCACTACCGGGACAATCACGGCTGGCGCGGCGGTGATGACGGCCTTGGGAGCCAGATTGACGGGTGCAGGCGGGATGATTTTAGGCGGCGCATAGCCGCGGTATTGGGTGAACGGAGCCGCGCCACAGACGACGGCAGCGATCAGGAACAGGACTGACAGGATGGTGTACTTTATCGGTTTCATTTTCGTTTCAGGTTCAGGTTTCGTTGCTGACAAAAATTAGAATAGCTCAGGCTCACTCTGCGCGGCCTTCACCGCGGCGATTATCCCCATCACATCATTGATGTTTGGATTCGTGAGGCGGGCGGACTGTTTCGAGCCGTTCGGAAAGTGCAGAGTAAACACGCCGTCCTCGCGCGTGACGCTATCGACGCCGGAGGCTTCGCACTGCGCGAACGACGGATGCATCGTGAGCACGTTCATGCCGCGGCCTTGCTTGATAGATCGATCTGGTATGCCAGTTCGTCGATCAACTCCTGTGCGTACTGTGTCTGCCATGCGCGGTCGATCGGATCATCGATCAGCTCGGCTACCGCCAGATCCGCGCGCAACATCGCGAGATCGTTCTGGAGGTGCTGCAATTGCTGGCGGTCGATTCGGGTGATCATGTTCGTGGCGGTTCAGCGAAGTCACTTGATGACCTCGATTATCATGGTACCGCGAATCTCCACGAGCAGGCCGGTTTTCTCGTCCTCGAAGTAGCAGCCGTCACCCTGCACGTCGGTCACGGCTCCGGTTGTCGTCCAAGATTCGATCGGATTTCCGCTGTTTCCGTAGAGCGTGATCTTGTGCCGCTTTCCCAGCGCATTGAAGGACGCCACTTCCGCGTCAGTGCAGGCAGCGAGAAAGAGCAGAGCCAAACCAGCCACTAGAGCCAACGCCCACAGTCGGGGGCTTCGGCGATTGGCGGCGCGGATGATTCGGCTGTAAGCCATCCTCAGTTCGGGGATGGCGGACACTGCAACTGTCATGTTTTTCGTGCTCATGTCGTTTCGGGTTCTGGTTGCTGACTGACACGAACAAACTACCCGTTACATCGTTAGATGTAAATATAATAATTTAACCAGGAGCGAAATAATTCGCTCACCGCCGATCAATTCCGCGTCGCCAGCCAACCGATCAGTGCACCGACGAACGGACCGACTGACGCCAGCCATCCCACCAGTTTGTATCCACCGCGAATTTGGTTCGCAATCTCCTTGAACTGATCCACCGCGATCCGGAGTTCGGCTGATTCTTTTTGTGCGGCCTCGAACCGGGCGCTGCTCTCTTTTTGATTGGCTTGGAGCTGTGTTCGCAACTCGACGATCGCCGATGGTTCCTGCTCCGCCCGCGTCTTCAGCGTGGCATCGATCGCTGCCACCTTTTGAGCCATCTCGCCGACCTGCTTCGTCAGCACTTCAATCAGTCGTTCGAGGCGTTGCGTAGAATCGTCAGACATGGTTGAGAGGGTTCATCTGTAAGAGAACAACCTCCCATCATTCGGGAATTTATTTCGCTAAAATTCTATGCAGCCAACGGCGCCGTATTTGCTCCCTCAACCTGCATCCTCGAATCGATCGCTTTCTCTATCGAGGTTTTCGCGCCATCAACTGCTCGCGGAATGCGATAGCGCAAATGCTCCTTGAGTTCGGAGAACGCGGCCACCGCTTTAGGGACGCCCACAGACGCCTCATCCTTGAGGTCCTGCACGCTCGCGCGGAGCTTCCGCTCAATCTGCCCAGTGAGCCACAGATGGCGCGCCACGAGCCCGCCGCCGATGAGGATCAGCGCAAGGCCACCGCCCGCGACATAGATGAACCACGTTTGACCGACGATATAACCGGCGCCGATTAGCAGCATGCCACCGACGGCACCCGGGACCGCTTTAGTCAGCGCCGCGATGCCGGTGAAAAAGAGTAGGGCACCACAACCGAGCACGACCGCCATTCCCGTGCCGACCAAAATGCGAGACGCCCATCGGAGAAGATCGTCCGCGTGCTTTTTGTTCGCGGCCACAATCGCAGCCTTCGCCGCCGCAACTTCCGCGTCTTTGTCGGCGATGACCTTTTCGAGCGCGCTCTTCTGCTCGGCGAGCTCGGTGTCGGCGGCCGTTCGCAGCGCCACGAGTTGCTCGTCGCGCGCTTTGATTGTCTTCTGTTCCGCCTCCATCGCCAGCTTCAACCGCGACGTTTCATCGAGCGCAGAGCCGTAAAGTTTTTTCTGCTCCGCGAGATCACCTTTGACCGTCGCGAGAATTCGCGCGTCAGCCTCCGCTTTCTTCGCCGGTGTTGGATCTCCGACGATCGCGTGCGCGAGGTCAGCCTCCGCCGTGATAATTTCCTTCCCCTTGCTCGCTTCCGTTTTCTCCGCGCCCTGGCCTATGCCGTAAACGTTACCGGCGAGATCACCAAGCAGAGAATCTTTCGCCTCCAGCTGTTGTCCGAGCGCGGCGATTTGTTTTTGCTGCTCCTGTCCCAGCTGTTCCGTCTTCGGTCCGACTGGAGCAACGACCGTTTTCGTACTCTGGCAGCTGACGTTCAACAGAAGCACAAAGGCAACGACGAATAGTCCAAGGCAAGCGAGCGCGTTTTTCATTTCAGGTTCGGGTTCTCCTTCAGCTCTGAGCGTCGGAGGTATCAGAGCAAGCTATACAGATTAAAATCCTCCTCAGTATATTGCCCGTTCCAGAGGCACCTGCCAAAGTCCCCCCTTCCCCACGCGATAAGGCATGAGGAAAGGGATGACGATGACGGTGCCTCCAAATTGCCCTGTCCCTGTCGGCCCCACCAGTTTTCCAAGCAGCAGCTCCCGCCGAGTATGGCCCCACGTTTCACGGTTCTTTATCGCTGTGCTCAGGTCGGCCCCAGTCTTCGCCGGGTCCGCCATTCAGCTGTAACGGGTGGTAGTTGCCACCGATCACAGCACTCGCCAAAAATGAACACGATTGCCGATGTCGGCCCTCGTTTTCCGTTCGTTCGTAGCCGCGACGTAAAAACAAGAACACCTCGGCGTGTCTCACGACGCCGAGGTGTTCTTTTCGATTCAGGTCTTAGTGACGGGATCGCCGTCACTCAAATTGGGTTCCTCGTTGCTGTGAGACTCGCAACGCAGAAACGGATGAGATCAAACACCGCGGAAGTAAAGATTATTCAGAAAACAATCTGTCACTTAGACATCGATCGCGTCCGAGAAAACAGTGAGCTGTCCCGCTTCCGGCTGAAAATCACAGATGGCCGGCTCAACCTTCGCGGCGGCGTAAATCTGAGCGCGGAAAGGATCATCCGCTGGATTTGCGGCAAGCGCGGTGGTCGAGAGCCATTGGTCGAACTTCGCACCGCTCAATCGCAGCTTGGCAAACGGGCGATCAGCCATCGAAAGCGTGGCCTTGGGGTTGGTCGCAGCCTGCGCGGCACTGAGGTAAAGCCCGAACCAAACAGAAATTTCTTTGCTCAGATAGTCAGCCGGCGCGGCGATAATCTTGACGTAGTTGCCTGCGGCACCGTTGGGCAGGGTGAATGTTTTTTGGAGAGCCATGACGTTTAGGCGTATTCGGTGAGCGAAATCTGGCAGCGGTATTGCGCGCTAGCCCCTATGTTGGACGCGTCGCGGGTCCAGAGTTTTATATAGGCCGTGGTGGACGTGCTGGTGGCGCCGTCAACGGCGAGATAACGTCCGAGAACGTTGTCGTCGGATTCGACCTGAACCGATCCCACGTCGGGATGCGCCGAGAAACCGCGATTGCTGATGTCGAGGGCGAAAATTTCGGACGCCGCGCCGCCGGTGAGCGGAGAAGTGACCATGTTCTCATCGTACTTTGCGAGCACCTGGCGCACGCTCGATCCGCTGCCGGTCTTGACGCCGCTCATCGATACGTTCGCCGAACTTTGCTCGGACATCGATCCAGCCGCTAACGCGAGAGTGAAATTTATCCAAATCCCCGTGTCCGTCCAATTGCCGCTGTCGGAATAATTCCCTGTGCGATCGCGTGTGCGAACCCACAGGCGCTGAGACGTAGTTGTGCCGCTGTAGAAAAAAACTTTCTCCGCAGTCCCATCTACAATCGTATCGGCCGAACTCGGCGGCGTTCCGGTGCTTCCGCTGATTCCAAATTCGTAATTAGCAACATCGCGATCCGCGCTTCTGGTGAACGTAACCGTCATTCCGTATATCTGAGTGGAGCCCCAATACTTGGCGGCAATCGGGTAGGAAGAGTCAGGCGCGTGACCTACAAAGCCGGTGGGGTTGGCCGGGCCGGACGATTTATTTGGCGCCGTGAAAGGCGAACCGGTAGCCAAAACAATTGCGCTCGGAGCAAGATCGAACGTGAACACCTGCACCGCCACCTCGTACGACATGTTGGGCGCGAGGTCGTCGATCGTGCTCGTGCGCGGCGTCGGATTCCGGTTGTTGTCCCATTGGTCAGCGACTATCCATCCGGTCGATCCGTTCTTCCGATACAGAACGTTCATGATGTACCCGCCGGTGGGCATTGCCGGGACGTTGATCACGAGGCGGGAAAGCGCGGTGCCGTCACCGGCGAGATACGCGCTCGACGTGTTGAGGGTAGGCGCAGCCGGGTCTGTCGGCGGCGTCGTTTCGACGTAACCTTGGAGCAAGATCCACGTGTAGCTTCCGACCAACGTGCTCGGCGTCGCGCTATTGCTGGAGTACGTGCCGATGTACTTACCAACGACATCCCCTCCGGAGGCCGTGAACGTCGCGCCGCCGTCATTCGAGAACTTGAAATAAAAGTAAGCGTTGTCCCCAGGCGTGCCATCGTCACCGATGATCTTCATCGCCGCCGTGAACGTGCCGGTGGTGCCGACTTTTTGATGCTGGTAAAGATCGCCAACGGTGAACGTCGAATGCCACGAGGCACCATCCACGGAATACTCAATGATTACGTCGTTTCCGGCTACTCCGTCATAGCCTTCGCGGACTTTGACGATCGAGATATAATCTTCCACGCCGTCCCAAACGACTTTCACGGTGATCGCCTCGCTCAGCATGGATGAGACATCGACCGCACACGTGGTGCCTGTGACGGTCAGAGTCGCGCTGCCTGACGTGACGCTGAAGGTCGGCGAGCCCGCGAGATTCTGGCCGGTCGCCGTAAAGTTGATTGTCGCCGGAACCGGCGTCGTCGGCGCGGCCTTCGCGTATTGGACGGTCTGAGTGTCCGAGGTGAGCACAACCAACTTGGCGTTCGTGCCGCCGGTGCCGGCTTTTGACTTCGTGATCGTGAACCGCCGTACAATTGAATCGTAGCCAGTCCGCGCCGCGGTGATGTCCACGTATCCAACGTCCGCCGACAGCGCCGAAACGGTCACAACGCGGCCAACCAGCGCCGACGTGCAGTCCGTGTCCGCTTTCGTGACGGTCCAATCTGCCGACGAATCAACCACGCCCTCATAAATCTTGATCTCCGTCGAGGCGCCCGCAAACGACGACACCACGCCGGCAGAGTCTGCGGGAACAAGGTGAGCCTCGTTCGTCAGGATCGCATTCGGGCCACCGACGCCGCGTGGCGTGATTGCGGCGGAATTGCTTTTCTCTCCGATCAATTCGCCAGCCGACACCCCGGAGATCCAATACCAATATGGCACGTCAACATCGACCGTCACATCAACGAACCGCGGGTAAGCCTGCTCCGCGATCTCGGTCGATGCAGCCGGATCGCTCGTGGTGCCTCGGAAAATCTTGTATTCAACCGCGCCCGGGATCGCGGTCCACGTGAGGCCAATCGCTTTGCCGGTGCCAGCAATCGCCGCGAGGTCGGTCGCCGCGGCCGGAGTCGCGTCCGGTACGACAACCGTAATCTGCGGAACGTACGCGGCGCTCGTTTGAGGGTAGAATTCCGCAAGCGTTACGGCATCAGCCACGCGGCGAACGTGCTCCGCATACGCAGTGTCGGGATCGTACAGCCCCGCGTTGCCGAACGGGATCATCCGGAAGTAGCTCGGATCTAGCGCAACGTTCGGTGCCTCAAAATCTGGGTGCCAAAGGAAAGAGACATTTTCGATCGGCGCGCACCAAACCTCATACGTCGCCCACGAATCAGGGAACGAACCGGCCGAAAATTCCGCCGCAACCGTGTTCCTACGAGCGCGAAGCACAGGCACATCGAAAGTGTCGGTCGCAACCGCGCTCACCGGGCCGGCCACCGACAGGAATTCAACCCAAGGTTTCCCGTCCGGCTTCGCGACGATGTTACCGCCACCGTCTTTTTTAATTAGACAAATGACCATCGAATCCATCGCGGCCTCGCCAGCGCCGCCGTTCCAGTTCGTCAGATAGGTCGAATCACGCCGCGGGTCCACGCCGTTTGAGCCCGTGAGCAACGACACGCGCAGGGTCGTGGCAACGTTCGAGAACGCGGCAACGAGATTGAGCGGCAAGGCAAACGCCGGCTGCCGACCAATCTCCGCGTAGTCGCCAGCGACGGTCTTGCAGTATTGGACGATGTACCAAAAGGCCATGTCCGCAGGCCGTGCGGCAAAAGCAACAACACTCGGGCTGTCGCCAGTAACGTCCGAATCGAGTGAGACAATCCGAGAATAATTGACCGGCGGAGTCGCATCATCCGCGACATTGATGACCGGAGTCGGCACGACCACCTGCACGGCGCCGTTCGTTTCAAGCTCACCGGTGATTGTGATCGGACCCGTTTTGTCGAACGATCGACGCAAAATGAAAAAAAGTCGGATGTCTGACGCCTCACCCTGTTCCTCGACCGGGAAGGTGAAGTAGTCGCCGGGACGTAGTTTTGTCCCGTCGGAATTCACCGCTTTCCCGCGTTTGACTTCGAGTTCGAGCGTGGTTTTTGGATACGCCGCCGCGCGCAGGAGATCCGCACCGTGCGCAAAAACTTGAGCCTCGTGGGTGAGCAGCTGGCGCGACGCCGTTTTGCGCCGCACGATCCCCGTGGATCGGACGGAAGCGGTATTGTCCACCGTTCGAGCGTCGCCCTTGTGGTGTTTGTCGGCGTTTCGGAATTCGATCGAGAACGAGTTCGGTAGCGCCGAGGCGTCTTCCGTTTCAAAATGGGCTGAGTCAACGTCGTCATGAGTGAGAGCGGTAGCGCCTGCCACGACCCCTGTCCGTATGCGTCGGCCAGCCTCGATTCGACCATCCGCACCCATTCGTAGCCACGCATTGGAGACGCTTGAGAGATCGGCGAGCGCCGACTTCATGTTCGTCTTCTCATTCCAGAATGGAGCAACCGATGACGAGATTCGGTTCGTTCCTGCAACCGTCTCGGCAGCGAGGTCATTGCTCAATGTCACGAACGACGCTGCGTTCAACTTGTCGGACGGCAGTCCACCGAAATTCCACGAGGTAAGGATCTCAGCCGCTACCGCCGCGGGATTACATGTGTCGTTGCCGTCAATCTGCTCCGTACCGTTGCTGATTATCAGCTGATTTGGCGCGCGGCTCCAACACACCTCGATCGTCGGCGCGGCGGTCTCGCCACTTACGCCAAAGGAGCAATCCACCAAAACAAGATACACCCACCCACGGTACGCAGGCTGGAGTTTGAACGACGCGAGCACGCTGTCGGCCGCCTGCGTTTCCGTGCCCCAGTAGAAATATGCCGGCCCAACTCCGGTCAGAAAAATTGCCGAATAGTCAGCGCCTACTGGTTTACTGAGCGGTCCAGACCAAACGGTTTTACCTCCGAAAACGATCCATTCTAGGCTATACGCCGGCCCCTCGCCAAGCGCGCCTGCGAGGGTGCCGTGGTACTCGTTGGTCGTGCTCGCCCCGCCTTTTGATCCGGAACTCATTTCTTTCCCCCAGACTGTGCCGGCACCTTAACCACGCGCTGACCGTAGATTGGCGTGAGCCAGCGGATCGTCGTCTTGATTGTCCCCATTCCGAGCGGGATCGCCTGCGCCGCACGAGCGGACGACAGCGACTCGTCCTCCGCCTTGAATTCGTCGGTCGTGTTCGGTTCTGCGGCTTGGTCTGTCCTTGCGCCCATTTGATTATTTGATTGGACGCCATGCGCGGCGTAGTCGTTTCAATAGCTGCTTCTCCCTGAATGACGCGACGTGCACGCCGCCCTTCTGCCAGCTGTGCACCATTTCGTTCGCATCGAGCGCAAGCCCGATGTGTCCGATGCCGGCATAGAAAAGTAGAACGTCGCCCGCGCTGATCCCGGTCAAATTTATCGGGTAAAAAAATGCAGGATGATCATCGAGCACATGGGCGATCCGCTCCAACGACTCGGATTTCGACACGTCGGCGCGATCAAACGGCTCCGGCCCTTCGTGGCCGAACTTCTGCAAGATCGCAAATGGCAGCCCGCCGCAACTGGCACCCGTGCCCTTCATTGGAACCCCGTTCCCAACCCACGGCGTACCGAACCATGACATCGCTTCGGCGCGAAGGGCGATCGCGTCTGCAGCCGTTGAAATCACGGGGATCATTTCTTCCCTCCGGTGTTTGTCTTCGCAGCGATCATGGTCGGATCAGCCTTCGGCATTTCCGGTGCTCCCCGGAAATTGTCGTAGTTGCTGTGCGCTTGACACGCTTCGGGAGTGCCGAGGCACCCGGGGACCAAGACCCAGCCCGGTTCAACCGCGGTCGGAGCGGGCGTAACTGGAGCGGCGAATATACACGAAAGATTTCCGTCCGGCAGATTCACAGAATCGACAATCGGATAGACCTGCGTTTCTCCGCCAATCACGCGTTCAGCATAGCCGTTCGCAAACCAATGATCAGGCAAGGCCGACGGACCGAATTCCGCTACGCCGGCGGTGATGCCGGCCAGCGCATGCGTGACCTGCACGTCCGCTTTCAATTTCGTGCACTTGGCATCGCAGAACACGGCTGCGCAATTCGGCGACAACGAGTAGCGCGGACCTTCGATGTCTAGCATCGAGCCGAGACCTTTCAGCTTCATCGTCAGGATCGGACCATCCCCCTTCGGGGCAACGGCCTTGCCCGTGTAGATCAGCTCGGCTGCGGTTGGGTTGTCTGCCGTCCCCTCGTAAATTTTAACTTCGAGAGGTATTGCGGCCGGCCGGTTGCGGAGCCTCGTAAATGGCGACCCCGCCCAATTTGCGACGGTCAAATCACAATCGTTGATCTGGAGGTTGATCTCCTCCGTGATCGTCCCGTGCTCGATCCCGCGGTGCTCGTACGTACCTCCCGGTCCCTCCCCACCAACTTCGTACGGTGTGAAGCGCCAAGTCGTATAACCGTCGCTCACGACATATCCGAACCACGGTCCGGGCACGCCGCCGATCGTCACGCCCGGAGTCTCGCCGGTCAGGACGAGGGTCTCTGTCGGCAGCTTGATAAACTCGATCTGACCGCTCACGCATTCGCCCGCGATCGCCGGAAGCTCCCAGTTCAACGTCAACGCGTCGCCGTAGAACCGGCCGACGTTGTAAACCGCTGAATCGTTGTTCGACGGGCAGCGCCACGCGCCCACCGTGCCACACCGGTCTCGGAACAGGGTCAGCAGATAACACGTCTCCGACAGATCCATCGCCTTGAAGTTGATCGTCTGCTTACCGCGCGGAATCTGGGAATAGTATTCGTCGGCGTCCTCGCGACCGAAGCCGACCTTGGACCGCTTGATCCGCACATCATATTTTTCAGAGTTCGCGCCCCACGTGAACGGAACCGTCAGGGTTGGAACCGTCACCGTGCGCACGACCGATGTCGTCAACGCGACGACGTTCGGACGGAGCGCATTTGCGGCTGATCCATTCTCAATCACCTCGAACGAAACGACGTGATCGCCCTGGCCGTTAATCGTTATCAGCTCCGGGAATTGCGCGTCGAACCGCCCCCACAGGACCGGAGCAACCATGCACAGCGACGACGGAACGAACGTGGACGGTCCCGCACCGGTTCCAATTTCATAAGTGGCAAAATCCGCCTCGAACCAAATCTTCAGCGCGCCAACGACGCTCGCTTCTTTGCCTCCAGAAAGGAGTGTCACCGCCGGCCAGAAGGGAGTGAGTACCGGACGATTGTCCCACGCGTCGAGCGATGCCGTCAGCACACCGTATTCGCCGGCGGTAAGCAGTCCGGTGAATTTGAAGGACGTAGTGGTTTCAACCGCCAACGGGAACCGCTCTTCACGATTCGTTTTGCCAGTGTTGCGCGTCGCCTTCGCCAAGATTTTTGCTGCGATCGGCTTCGACCAATCGTGCAGGTGGGGGATCAGAAATACGGCCTGGCCGAGATATGTCGTGGAGATCATGCGAGTTCGTACTGCACGCCTTTGATGTAATCGTTCATGAAGCGCCGGCCCGGCATCGTCTGAAGCCATTGCTCTGCCGACTGCTCGTTTCCGAAGTGCGCGACGTTCACGGTCTGGCCACTGCCGGACGAACCGGTGACAACCCCGCTCGCGCCGCCAGTGGTTGATTTGAGCGCGCCGCCAGCTGCGGCGGAACCTCCACTCTGCACGTAAACGTCAGCCTGCGCCGCGCGCTGCGCGTCAGTCCGCGTGTCGGAAACAGTTCCGGTCTGCGACTGCGGTCCGCGATAGATACTCACGAGTTTGTCGTCGATGCCGGTAAACAGCATCTTGCCGAGCCAGCCGCCGGTTTTGAAACCGGGGATCTTCTTCCCCAGCCGAGCCGCTTCGTTGAGCCCCATAAGCCAGCGGTATTTCGGATTCTGCGCGACCTCCGCGGTCTGCACGTATTCGCCGTTCGACAACCGCGCGTCGATCTTGTCGTCCTTGGGACCGCCCGGACCGACCACGGCACCGCCGCCATCGGCGTAGTTGACCGGGCCACCATCACGGAAATTCTTTTTCATCACCGCCGCGCCCGCCGCGATGATCGCCGCCAGCGCCGCGATGGCGAGGAATGGCCCAACGTACGGAATGCTCGCGACGGCGGTCATGCCTTTGATGCCGGCCTGAATCAGCGAAGATCCGCTCTCAGCGTTCGACGCAGCGATACGTGAGGTGGCGCCGCCGACCGTCACCGCTGTTTTCGTTCCCTCGGTAGCGATCGTGCCCACAACTTCCTTCGTGCGGAAGATCGCCGAGACCGCGGCCATCAATGTGTGTTTGATGACCCATTGAGCGGCCATGTCGGAAATCGATTTCACAACCGTCTTGGCGATCCCAAGGAAAACGCCGTTGACCGCTTGGCCGACGGTCATCGTCTTGTTGAGCAAACCCTCGATGCTCCCGGACACGGAATTGATCGCACTGCCCATCACGTCTGCAATTGAGCTTCCGATGGTTTTGAATCCGTTCTGCAGCTGAGTCATGGACGCGGTGACGGATTGGGAGAGATTGTTTGGATTCGGCCCGGCGTTAGCGGCATCGCCCTGCGCCCGTCCAAGATCGCGGCTCGCGCCAGCCACGTTCGTGTCTCCGATCGCGATCGCTTCGGGCGAGACGGCATGGCTCCGAATATCCTGCATCTGCTTCAGGTATTCCTTCGCCGCTACCACGGAGTCATCGAGCGCCTGCTTTCGCGCGTTCCATTTCTCCGCATCGGTGTGCGTGAAATCGGCATCGATATTCGCGAGCCGGAGCTGGATTTCATCCTGCTTATTCTCCAGAGCCAGCTTCTGCACGTCGATTTGTGCACGGGTCGCCTTCAACTCCGCCTCTTCCACTTTCTTGGCAGCGGCAATCTGATCGTCCGCGGCTTTTTTCTTTTCGTCGGCGATTTTGGTGTCCAGCGCGCCCTGCTTCGCGCCGATCTCCAGTTTCGTCTCCTGCAATTTAAGGCCCGCTGCCTCAATGGCATTGTCGTCGCCGACGAGGCGCGCGGCTGCTAGATCGATTTTATAGATCTCCTCCGCCTTCGCCTTTTCGGCGTCGATCATCACCTGTTTCTTCTGATTGTCGGCAAGGGTATATTGCGCGGTCTCGATCTGATTGGCGTAGGCGTCCTTCTGCTTGTCGAGTTCGGCTGTCGTTTCCTTGGCCTTGTCCAGCGCCGCGGTTTCGGCCGCTGCTTGTTTCTCTTTTTCTCCACGCGCCGCCGCTTCGACCTTTAGCCGGGCAGTGACCTTTTCCTTCAGCTGTGTTTCGAGATTCGAAATCTCCTGATTGTAGGCGACGACCTGTTTGCGCTCGTTGTCGCCGAAGGTGTCGGTTTTTCCTACCGTCACAGTCCCGCCGCCCATGTTAGTCCCCACAACCTGATCTTTGTAGCGGCCCTTCATCAGCGCGTCGCGTTTTGCGATTAGATCATCAATCTCTTTTCGCGCCGCATCGTTGGCGGTATCCACCCCACCAGCACTCGTCGCCGTCTTGGCAGCATTTCTGATCTGATTCCCCTTCCCGTAGATTTCCGCGAGCTTGGTGTCGGCCTCCTCAATACCCTTCAAGACCGAATCGCGTATCGAGGCGATAATGATCGCGCCAAGTGCAACGGTCAGCGCCGCCCCCATGGGTGAAAAAAGAGCCGAACTGATCGACTTCCCAACGCTCGCCCAATTCCAACTAATCATACCCATCGACCATTTTGCCGCGAATCCCCTACCGAGAGGAACGGCGAGACCCGGCATGATCGACAACATTTTGGACAACCCGGAGAACGCACCAAAGCCGACCGCAGCCGTCGTCAGTCCTTCTCCGATCGCGCTGATTGCAGCACCATAGTCGGCGAGAAAACGGGTAATGTCCGCCTTCCACTCCAAAAGGCGAAGGTTCATCGGAGCGAAGGCGATGGAGAGACGATTGGACGCGTGTTCACCCGCGAAAGCCGTCTCCACGAGCGCGTCTGACATCTCCTTCGAGAGAATTCCGGCGGTCTTCTGCACACTCTTCGACATCGCATCAAATCCCTGCTCATTGAGTGTCTTCAACACATCCAGCATCGGTCCCGCAAAGCGCCCGAAGAGTGTCATCGACAAACGCGCTTTTTCGTTCTCGCTAGAGATCTTCGAGAACGATCTCGCGAGCTCTTCGAGCTGTTGCTGCATCGGCAGCGCGTCAAGCGCCTTGGGGTCGAGACCCAATTGTGATCCAAACATCGCCGCTTGCGGTCCCTTCGGATCAATCAGCGCCGCGCCGAGCGCCGCACGATACTGCTGGAGGTGCATCGCCAGCTCCGAAAACGCCATCTTGCCACCGGCCGCCAAGACCTGCGTCGCATCGCCCGCAAGGCCGGTGGCACGCGTCACCCGCCACATCTCATCCGCCAACCGACTCGATCCGTTGACCGCCTCCCCGATCTTCTCGGTGATCGCCTGAATCCCGATGGTCGCGATACCGAAGGCGGCGCCAAACTCCAGGAGACTATGGCCAGTCTCGGTCAGCTTTGAGTCGAGTTTGGAAACCTCCTCGGTGGTGCCCTTGACTTCTTGTTTGGCCGTTACAAATCCTTTGGCCATATCTGTCAATCCGGCGAGGTCCGCCTGAATTTTCAGCAGGATAGAGGTGGATGTATCGGGCATAACGCACCGCACGGAATCCCAGCGAGCCCGTCAAATTTTACCTCCTAAAAATATACTTTCGAAAGCCGTCTGCGCGCTTTGCGACTTGTCCGCGTAGGTTTAACCGGCTACCAGCGGAAATGACTCGCCACATTTTCGTATCAGTTTTGGCACTCGCATCGCTGTTTTTGGCGGGCTGCAAGCAGAGCGACAAATTCAAGACCCATGCAGAGACATGGCTGATCCACTCCGAAGGAGCACCCAACAGCCTGAATCTGCGGCTGCTGCAGGCAGCACAATTCATCAAGCCCGATGAACTGTTGAGCAAGGACGAGATCGCACGGATATGGGCCGTGATCGATGAATCGACCGGAAACCAATGGCTGGCGACCTCAGCCACCCAGATCCGAGCTTCTTTCAATCAGATTGGTCAGCCGCCATCGGAGTTTCGTGATACCTACGCTGACATGCAGCAGTTCACGCGGCTAATCGAAGAGGCCGTAGTTTACGAAATGAACCACAGGGACGATCCGCGGGAAGTCTATGCGACCGTCAAGCCGATGACAGACCGAGCAGAACAGTTACTTGCCGTGATCCGTCTCCGGCTTGGGAAGTGACGGCGGCACCGCCGGGCGCGGGGTTTCCGCTACGAGCGCGAGCAGCTTCGAGAACAGGCTGTTCTTTTTCTTCTCGGCCGGGGTCAGCGGACGAATGATCGCTTTCAGCGCGGAGGCGCAACGGTCAAACGCACTTCCACCTTTCTCGCCGACAAGCAGCGGAGCAACCGCAGCGTGAACCGTGTCGAGATTCTGCAACGCGAGCGCAGCGTCCCGGCGATCACAGCCGGCCAACGCCACGCGGATTTGGGGCACGGACATTTCTCGCACCTCGAACCAAGTACCTACGCCCCTAGCTACGGCGTCGCCAAGGAATTCGTCAAGGCGGACACTTCTTGCGAGCTGATCGCCATCGGCTTCACGCCCTGTAGTGTCTTCTTTTGGCGGGCAAGAAGACGGGCAAAGCGAGGGTCATTTTGGGCTTTCCCCAATTCGTCGATCGCGTAGAGCGAATCGTCGTCGAGGGTTTCCGCCCAGCCCTTCGGCATGTCGGTCACGAATTCAACGAACGCGTGAATGTCGCCGATTGTGTCGAAATACTGCGCCACTTTCGTGAGTGGGACCAAACGCACGTTTACGACTTCCGTCGCTCCGTGCATGTAGGTGATCGGCTGGTCTTGCCCCCTGCCGTCGTGGTGCACAACCGTTGCCGGCTGTGCACCGTTGATGATTGTCTGTGCCGCTATCGGGTTCGGTTCGCTCATTTCAGTTCGGGATCAGTTCGTTTCAGGTTCTAAAAAAATCAGGATCAGGCGAGCAACGCGTTAGGCGTGAGCACGACCTTCTCCAGCGCGTCGATCTTGATCGTCGCCTTGGTGACCTCGCCGGCGGTCAGCTTGAAACCGCCGTCGAGCTGCCAGCTCGCTTTGAAAATGTTCGAGTGCAGGGCAATCGCGGTCACGGCATCATCGGGATCGACGATGAAGACTTCGGCGGTGCCGGTGGAGAAACCGCCTTCGATTCCAGTGGAACCAGCGAACGCGCCCGCGAGCGTCTTCACGTCTTCAACCTCGAACTTGAACCCCTGCGTACGTTTCTTCGGCACGGTGCGATCGGGGCGGAGGAAACCGTCAGCGTCCGGAACCTCGCGCTGCGTGGTCTCGATCGTTTGCTCGTAATCACAAAGCTTCCCAATAATTGAAACCGGTGTTTGCGGAACGCCGGCTACCGACGGGGTAAGCGTGACGTACGTTTTACGAGGAATTATGGTCTTCGTCGGGTCGAAGGTAACGGTTGGGATCACGATAGGCATGGTAGGAGTCGGTTCAGGTTCAATTCAGGTTCAGGTTCTTTGCTCCTCTGTCGTCGGAGTCCGCGCACCCTCCGTCAAATTTTACCTGTTTAATTCTCAGCGCATCGCCAACCGCCGCCGTCTCGCCCGATAATCAGCGGTCAGCTTGCGCTCGATCCCGCCCTTTGGAGGCGTCTTTTTTCGCTGGATACCCGCAAGGCAGGTGACGAGGCGATCGCTTACCGCATCGTAAACCACGGTCATCGCCTTTCCGTACATCCGCACCTTCCAGATCGTTCGCGCTTTTGATGTTCCTGCGCCGACGAACCGTACGCACTCGCGACCTTCGCGCACCGCGGTTAGAATCACATCGTAGCTTGAAGGGTAGAGCTTGAGCCCAAGGCGCTCGTTCGCGCGCCGGATGAAGTGCCTCTCCTGCGCAAGCTGCGTGACCGCGAGATCGTTCATGGTGAGACCGCCCGATTACGACGCCGGCATTTCGGTAACACGTTTGAGGTCGGATCCGGCCGCGGAACACGCGGGTAACACGGACGCGCAAACTGGCGCGTCTGCACCGCAAGCCAGAGGATAACCGCCGCGGTCATAGAGCATACATGTCCGCGGTGATCGGGGACAGCCGGCGGTTCGCGCGGCGTCCAGTCGGAACGACGAACGAGAGATCCAACTGCCAGAGAAACGACTGCTCGCTGATCTCCGACATGCGTCCGTCCCAAGTGAACGCCTCCGTGAGCAGCGCGACTGACGGCTCATTCTTACCGGCAACGACCGTCCCGTCGGCATTGTGCACCTTGAGGAGCAGTTCCGGCTTGAGATCCGACGGCGCCGTCTCGATCGCGTCCATCAAACTCTCGGCCCAATCGAGCAGACCTGGCTCAGCGCGCGGATCGAGCTTCACGAAGTCCTGCTTCTTCTTCGTGCGAAGGAACAGTGAGACCTTGCCAGTGGCTTTGCCGCCGACGCTCTCTGTCATCGTGAGGTCAACCATCGTCACGAGCGGCAGATCCTTCTCACCGGTGATCGTAAACTCGTTGCCCTTTTTCACGGCAAGGCCAGCCAGCAGACCGTAAGTCTGCGAGTGAAAAACGAGGCGCGTCCAGATTTCGCGAGCGATGGCGGAGTAGATCATTTGAGAGTGATGTTTTTACTGTCTGACCAAAGCAGCTCCCAATGGTCGCCACAGTCGGCGACGTTGTGCTTTGTGCACTCGGTTTCGGTACGAACAAAAGCCAGCACGAATTCAGTGGGACGGATGCGGACACGAACACGCCCAACAGGCGTCGGAACGATCGGCTTCACAGGATCGGCCTCGGGGCCGTACAGGATTTGCTCCGCGTCGATTTCGGTCCCGCAGACCGTGATGATTTTACTCATGGGGTAGCTCATTTGATTACTTTCTGCAGGAAGGATTTCATTTCCGCTTGGAGTAGCGCACGCGCCTTGGGCCGCATGTTCTCGACGATTCGCATCGCCTTGATTCCGCGCACGCGCTTCGCCAAAACGTAGTCGGTCCCGAACTTCATCCCGGGCGTCCAGCCGCCAACTGCTGCGGTCGAGGTGAGGGGAATAAATAGCAGCCGCGCAGTCTTCGGATAGATGTAGCCGCCATTGCTCGTCGGCGTGCCGGCGTTGCCGGTTCCCTTCTCCAGCCAAAGCATGATCTTGTTCGGGTTGGCCGGATTCCCGTCGGTCGAATTGAAGATCAGCCGCTCGCTATCGTTTGTCTTCAGGATCGTCCAATTCCGACGCGTGTTGCCGGTCCAGCCCTTCGGCGTGGCGGCGATCAAAGCCGTCCTCGTTCTCCACGCGGCGATCTCAACTGGCTTGTCAAACGACTTGTCGGTCAGCGCCAGCTTTATCCGAGCGATCATGCGATCACCGGCGTCGGTGTTGGCGGTCGCGCGAATCATACGAGCCCGATTCGGTAGCGATCCAAAATATCCGTGACCTCAGCGGGGATCTTGCGAAGCGTGACCGTTTGCCGGTCGCCATTCACGCCGACGTACTCGCGCGTCGAACGGCCTGAACTGACCGCGGCAAAGATCGTGCACGCGCGGGTGATGTTGGCTGGGATGCCTGTTGGCGGGACCGTCAACGGGTTCGTTGCATCGAGCGCATAGCCAAATTTACCCTGTAGCGTGATCTGCTTCAGCAGCGGAAACGTGCGACCTCCGTTGAGCACGTCCATTCGAAATGTGTCCGGGCGAAGCCAGCGACCGACGCGGACAATCTTAGCATCCTTCGAGAATGGCGCCGTCTCCAGTCGGTATTGATCGGCCGGCAAAACCTCGCCGTCCACTTGGATCTCCGTGAGCTCGATGCACGGGAACGGCAGCCAAATCCTATTCAGAGCGATCCAGTATGACGGCACTACGAGCACCGAGGATGAGTGGTCGTGGAACAGGAAGTCGCGATGACAGTAATCGTCGATCGCTCGCGACGCCGCGTTGATGCAGTCCGTGAACAGGTCTATTTCGGTATCGTCGGTGTTGCGCGTTTCAGCCTGAACGTTCGCGACGGTACAATACGGATAAAGGAGCGTGCTCATATTGTGCAGAGCGTAACCATTTTCTTGTCACGCGGAGAGGGAGACTGACCGTGCCAGTAGCGGCGGTGACTCTGGAGTACCTTCGTCCGGCACTTCTCCACCTCGATCTGGTAGTCCCGCACAACCGCGGCGACTCCATCGTGGGATGCGATCTTCAGCCGGCGGAGCAAGAGATCCTGCTCGGCGAGAGCGATCACCGATTCCCTGATCGTCTGAGCGAGTTTGTCGCGGTCCATAAGCTGAGCGGTTTAGCCCGCAGCTGCCGCGGGCAGGTGAAAGAAAAAGAGCGGCGCAACGGCCGCTCTCGTTTACTCAGCGGACGGCTTCGCTACTTGGCCGGTCTTTGCGGGAACAGGAACCTCGGGAACGAGCTTGAACTGTTCTGGCGCGTGCTTCTCAAGGCCAGCGGCCTGTTCGGCCGTGACTGTGATGATGCAGCCTTCGGTGACTAGACCGACGCCAGCAAGATTCTGTTTCACTTTACCAATGTATTTATAGCGCGGCATAAAATTCGTTTCGGGTTCAATTCAGTTCGGGTACAAACACCGTGCGAAATCGAGTCGCGGCCATGCAAGCAATATCGCTGAAAATCAATCAGCAGCCGTTGTCCCTTCAACGCACAGCGCGAATCTCATCGGACTCGATACAGAACGGCGGCAGAAAAAAGAGCCCCGTTAAATCGAAAAGAAAAGGCCGGCTCCACCCGATGGAACCGGCCTCCCGATTAACAAGAGCAAGGAACAAGCTCGCTCTACCCATCAGCATCAGCGGGCGCGGACGCGTATCCGTCAAACAATTCCGAAAATAAAAAGCCCGCCCCAGTTAAGGAGCGGGCTTGAAGGTATCAGACAGGCTCGCTTAGGCCGTCCAATTGAAACCGATCGCAGCCGCTTTCGTGTTTGCGAGTGATTCCATCGGCGCGAAGGCGCGACGGAACGAGGCAACCACGCAGTTGACCTGCTTCTGCACGTCACGGAACGTTTCGAGCATGAAGCCACGACGCACGCCAGCGATCCAGGCCGGCTTGTAAACGATCAGGATCGAACCCTTGGTCGTGGTGATGCCATCGTACACGCCGGTAGCGTTCAAGTCCTCGCGGACCGCAGCCGACGGAACGATGTCGATGCCGAAGACGCTCGGCGCCACACCGGTGAAGATGCGAGCGTTCTGAGTACCGCCGGCCTTTTCCGCCGTGAGGGTTTCAGGGAGCAGGATCAGATCGTTGTAGGCCAGAGGGCCGGCAATGATCAGGAGTTGCTTCGGGTCCATGCCCCACTTTCCAAGCAGCTTGCGGAGAGCACCGATGTTGGCCGCGGAGACGCCGCCCGTCGCGAGCGACAACTGGAGCGAAGCCTGCGCGAGCGCGAGCTTGCGGATGCCGTTGAACGCGCGGGCAACATGCGTTGCACCGAGAGCGAGGATGTCGGAATCCTGAGCGCCGGTCGTGTCACCACTGACCATCGCGAACTCCAGCGCGGCAGCCGCGGCTTCACCGAGCTGCGACGTGATGAGCGGGAGAACCGCGATCAACGAGTCCTCATCGGCCTCGTAATCGTAGTTCGTCTGGCCCATGATCTTCGCAGCCGTCAGCGTCAGCTTGTCAGTGCCAGGGCTCGATTCCGTGGCCGCGGTCGAGGAGGTGCCCAATTGGAACACCGGTCGAGTCGTGGACAGCGGGAACGGGAACGGATTGGTCGGCATGTTGACCTCGGTGCCAGCCAGCGCGACCGCCAGCTTGCTTTCGAGGTACAAGCGTTGGAGCAGCGTGCTCGACAGCGTGACGTTCATCAATTCCAAGCCGCTGCCAGCGGCACCGGAGGTGATCGCTTTGGTTTGGATGCTGGACATCAGGCGCTTTTCAGAGCGCACGCCGCGGTCGGTCGCGTCTTTCAACACGGACTCCGGAATGCCGTCGTTGATGACTTCGTCCGGGATCGCGCCTTGGCCGAGGAAGCGGCCACCCTTGGTCAGCACGTTGAGGAGCTGCTTCTGGGAGACCGACAAATTGCCGGCGCGGTGAGCGATGGGGAACTCGATACCGGATTCCTCCGGAAATTCCATTTTAGAAGGAGCGCGGACGCCCTTGACGGCTTGATCGACGATCGCCTTGACGGCTTCGGCTGTGAGACCGGCGGTGGCCGATTTCTTGACGGCCTCGGCGACGGCGCTCGCGAGAGCGACGGGATCGAGGTTTTCGATCTTGATCGCCTTAACGGCGGTCGAGACGATTTCCGTGACCTTGGCTTCGGTGACGTTGCCAGCGGTCGCGTCCTTGACGGCTTTCGTCACGGTCGCAGTCAGGTCAGCCTCGGTCATCGAGCTTTCGTCGGTGGAAGCAGCGGCCTTCGCTTGAAGGTCGGCGAGTTCGATTTTTTCCTCTGCCGTATGACTGGCAGCGGATTTGGCAATCAGCTCTAGGAGCCGTTTGAGTTGTGCAGCGGTGAGTTTCATTGTCGTTCTTTCGTTTCTGTCGTTTCGAGTCGTTTCGTTTCAGGTTCAGGTTTTCCGAAGGCTACTCCCGCTGAGGGTTTGGCCGTGATCGCCTAAAAAATTTGGGGCGCGCTTTCATTCCGTGCGGAGGGATTTCTTGCTGCGCCAAAACTTGGAGAATGCTTTCTGGCAGTCGGCGGCGCCGAGGCTGCGTGTGCGCACGAGCGCGTCCGGGTTCATCGGGACCGCCACGAGGCTGATCTCGTACAAATCCGCCGTGTGGATACCGCGACCATCGTCCTCGTAGTACCAGATGCCGCCGATCGACACGCCTTTCAGGTGGCCTTCGACGAGCTTGTACCGGACATCGCACATCCCGGGCGCGTTGCTGATCCGTCCGCGAACCGCGAGACCTTGCGCGGTGACGCCAACTTTCTCCCAGCTTCCGGCGATGGCATCGACCTCGTTCTCGTGATCGGTCAGAATCACGGGGTTGGTCATGAACTCCGGGATCGTCGCATCGAATGCGCCCGGGAGAATATAGTCGCCACCGCGGTCCTTCGGCGTCGTTGAGACGAAGGTGGAGGCGAAGCCTTCGATCACCACGTCCTGATAATCACAGATCGGGCAGTCGGCATCGTCCGCAGCACCGGCGTCAACCATGCTGGTGCCGTCGGCTGCCGTCTTCGGCGCCATTGGGCGCGGCATGCGAATCGGTTTAGCTTTGCAGTCAGCCGGGAGCGTGAGTGCCGCCGAGGCTTCAAAAATCTTGATTTGCTGGCCGGAGATCAGCGCCTTGCCGAGTTCGAGATCCGTCTGCTTAACCGCGGTCGTCGCTTCGGTCAGATAGAGCCGACCGTCGCGGCCCGGGATCGCCATCTGTGCGATGACGTTCGCGCCCTCGATGCGTAGTGCCTTGCCGGCTACGCGCGCACCCTCGTAGGCAAAGAACACCGGTTTGCCCAACAACTCTGCCATCGCCTTCTCGTGCGCGTTCGGCGCGAGCAGATTCCCTACGACGTGACGTCCGGTTTCGGACGCGAGCCACGCCTTCATCTCCGTTTGGTTGGAGTGATTACGCACGAGCAAAATCTTTTGCGCGGGCTTTTTGAGTTGGAGAATCTTGCTCACGTATTTGGGTTTCACGACGCACCGCAGGTCGGTCAAATTTAACGTGAATAAAAAGAGCCGCCCATTTCGGAGCGGCTCTGTAATGCCTCACGCGGTGTTAGCTACCGGGTGAGGCGAGTGGCCTAAGAGCCAAGTGGTCCAATAAAGCCGAGCCCTTCAAAAAAACTTAGACGGACCGCGATCCCAAGAAGCCTCGGACCGTGATGGTGCCGGACGCCCACGCAGAGATCGTCGCGCGAATCGCCTGCCCGAAAAGATTCGGCAGCTGGATCGCCGTCTGTGCACCGACGGTCGTGAATGCGGCCTGCGCCACACGGTGCCAGTTCGTGCCATCGGGGTTCAAAACCTCGATGGTCAGCGTCATTCCAGCGGTGGCGCCGGCCGTGACCGGGAGAATCACAATCGTATCCTGCCCCTTCTTGGTCTCGACCGCTTGTCCACTGCCGTTCGCGCCCTGCGCGTTGAGGAGAATAAAATCAGATACAATTTGCATGGTGCCAACTTTCTTCCGCCGTGCTGGCGGTCAATTTATTGTGCAAAAATTCAGAGCCACGATGGCCCCTTGACGCCCTTGGGAATGCGCAGAATCAGCCGGACAACGAATTTAAAAATGATGTACGCCTTGAGCTTCATGCTCTCCACAAACAGCCAGCGGCAGGCACCGTGGAGTCTCACACTGAACGGCACGACCCAGCCAGTGACGACGTACACCGGGAGCGCGTCCGGGTGAATGAAATCCAGCGACACGCCAGAAGTCATCGCGTAGGTTTGATCCATCCACTGGCCAACCTGGATGTGGGCACCTTGGCGCCCTGGATCGCTGAGAATCGTTCCGCCGAGATCAATCGCGTGCGAACCACCCTTGACGGTGATCACTTGCCCACCAGCCGGCGCGACACCCAACGTCCCGAATTCACCGCGGAGCCTGATGTTCGTCGCGACATCAATATCCACCGCATTCTCGCGGAATTGTGGGAGCTTCACGCTCTCGCCGTGCACGTCGGAGACATGCGCGATCTTTAGCGGCGCGCTCATCGTCGTGTCTGGCGCGGTCGTGAGGTCGAGGCCGTCGAGGCATTCGCCCGCGGTGGCAACCTTCGTATAGGTGTCAATCGTTTCGGAGGCTGTGTTCATTCGAGTGTCGCGACTCTCCGAGTGCGAGGTTGTCAGTCAATTTATGGCTGCTTAATTCGGCAGCGATTTTTCGGCATCGGCAATCGCGATGGCGGCGGGCGCAACCGACACGACATTTGTTGAGCACCCGCTGAGCAGAAAGCCGAGGATCGCCGCGACAACCAACAGACCAACGCGCACGCTGCTATATTCGAACAGCGCCAGCACGGCCCGCGCGAAATGTTTCCCCGCGCATCCTGCGTGGTAAGCGGCCTGCTGTGCTGGCGTAAGCGTGCTCACGTCATTCCGACCTTTTGTTAATCGCGAACAACACCACGACAGCAGCCGCCGATGCGCCTGCAAAGCCAGTTACAGAGCCCGGGATTTCAAGGAGCTTTGAAGCCAAGCCCGAAAGCCAGAACCACAGCAGACCCGGTAGAATAATCGTGACAAACACGACCGATAAAAACGCGAGACGAGATGAGGAAACGTTGCCGGTTCCGTCGTCGATTGCTGAACGTAGCCAATCTGGGATGAGTTTCATAAATTCTTTATTGGTTTGCGTAGTCTAGGGAGTTGGCACTACCTTGCCGCGTCTCTTCCCCCACATGAAATCTCCCCTGTTTGCTTGCTTGTTCGCCGGGCTGTGCGCCTCGGCTTCGGCTTCCGGCTTCGACTGCTCGATACTCAGCCACATCACCTTCGATCAGCCGTGGCGCGACCTTGATAACTGGTACGCCTATATCGACACGGCGGGAGACGGCGCATACTCCGTGAGCACGTTCGACTCTCAGGGGTACAGCGGAACGCGGTGGGGGCAGCGAACGATACTGAGCGGGACGGCGGGCGATGGCGTGAACGCAGGAAGCGCCAGTGGCTCCGTAGAAATCTACACGATCTTCTGGTTTGATTTTGGCATCGAGGGAGGAGCCCTGAGCTTCACGCATCAACGGCTGGCTAACTACGCCTATGCTTTGGGAAATGCAGACGGCATGGCGTTCGATTCGATTCTGTTCGATGGTGTCGAGACCAACCGAACGAGCTTCGACGGCCTGCAATTCTGGCATTCCGTGCAGCTCACGACGCGCGTTGAGGGGTGGGCGGTTGAGAATAACGAGGCCAGCCATGTGCCGGACGGCGGATCGACCGTTGGGCTGCTTTTGATTGCGTTGTCTGGATTCGCGATTCATAGGGTTTTATGCCTAGTTCAGAATGTTCAGTTCTAACCCCTGTAAAAATGAAAATCAGAAATATAGTCGCGGGCCTCGGCCTGCTCGCTTCGGTGTTCGCGTGTTCGACCGCTTCGGCCCTTACTATGTGGCAGTCGCAAACAAGCACGATTGACCAGACCGCGTATATAACGGCTGTTTATGGAGCATTTGCCACCGACGATCTGAACTCGAACGGGGTAATTACCGCCGATGAAATATCGCAGCACGCTGACGTTCCTTACGGGGCAACGTTTGCGGGCGTCCGGATTTCGGGCGTAGGCGGCGCACCCGTCGAACTCACATGGGGCAATTTTCAATTGGTTCATGCGGTTTACAATTGGCGTTATGCAGTCGGCGACTTCACCGGCATTTTTGCGGGAGGTAGCATTGAGTGGTCGGGGGATGCCAGCGGAGGGCTGCTAACCGTAACCGCTGGCGGAAACGACCCAGTAGCATACGCCACAACCGGCTTTCTGATGCAGCCCATGCCCGACGCCGGGCAAACGGCGGGACTTATCGCCTTCGCTCTTGTGGGGCTCGGCTTGATACGTCGAAGGCTTTCGACGGCGTAACCTGAGAGGAAGAACTCTTGATTCCAAAACCGCCCTACTCGTAACCGAGTGGGGCTTTTCGTTCTGCGCTTACTTTGTTGTGCGGCGTGCATCAGTTGAAAAACAGAGCCCCGCGACGCAACCGTGCATGGACGGGTGTGCTTGGGGGCGCCTGAGTTGTCGCGCTGGCGTTTGCCGTGTAGCTGGAGTTTCCGAAGCTATTCACGGCGCGCACACGGTAATAGTACGTCGTCGAAGCCGACAGACTGGTGTCAGTGTAGGCCGTCGCGTTACTGGCTGTCGTGAAGATCAACGTCCAGCCCGTCGATCCGTCTAAGCTGCGCTCAATCTCGAACCCGGTTTCATCGGAGGACGTGTCAACCCACGTTAAATCAATAGACGATGTGGTGAAAGACGGAGCCGCGAGCGTGTTCGGTGCGGTCGGGGCAGAGCCGGTGCCCGGTGAATAGGCATAGGCCCCAATGTCCCAGCTTGTGCGCGTTGCTCCAGTGATGTCGGTCGTGAAGTAAGCGGATAGGTCTTGCCCGGCACCAATAAGTGGTGATCCAGCGGTCGGTCGGGCATCCCACGTTGAGGGGTTCCCCGAGGTACTGACTAATGCTGGATCAGCCCACAGGCTATTCAGGTCCACGCCGCGTTTAGTTTGCCAAGCCGCGAGGGTATTATATGTGGTGTCGTAAATTGCCCGAGCTGCATTACCTCCGTAGAACAAGTTATTGTCTGACGTGAAGTCGGTTATCTGATCGGCTTGAATAGTAACAACCACGTCAGCGAAGTTTCTAAAAAACGCATTGTTCCTAATATCAACCAATTGGTGCTGATTAACATTAGACTCTACCCCTAAACCACGGTTTGATCCTACGAAAGTATTATTCCATATTCGGACAACAGAAGCCATCCCGGGCGAGGCAAAACCCACGTCAATATACTCCGAATTGTGGTCGTCCAGAAAAAGACAGTTGTATATGTCCACGCTTGGACCTTGGCTGACATAAATTGATGCCGTTCCTCCATTGCTGGTCTGGTCGGAATAAAATTTCGAGTTACGAATGACGATATTATCCCACGTCGAGACGAGTCCCGTCGTCCTTAGAAAAATCCCGTCTTGGTGAGGCTTTTCCCCAAACCCCTGCCAATTAGGGCTATCAAACTCTTTGTAATCATGGAACGTGCAACCGTCAATTAATATGTTCCTAAACGTAGCTCCCGTAGTGTGGACCGCGATGTCGATTAACCAATGTACATAGTTGTGAAACGTGCATCCTAAAACCGATATGTCGGATATTGTTGCAGACGACTTAATTCCTACTGGATTAGCCATGCGTGTAAAATCACAGCCAGAAATGGTAATCCCAGTGTTGTTTTCCAGGGCAACCCCACTACCTGTAACGCTATTCCCGCCATCCATAGGAATTATGGGCTGCCACTGCCCAATTTCAGAAAATGTACAGTTGCTAATCGTGACGTTTGACCCACCTGACGCTAAATAGACTCCACCTCCACCCGGTGGAGTTATAACCGGTCTCCAGCCATAAACTGTACCTGTACCGGCAGCCGTAAGGTCGAACTGAGAGCCCCCGCTTAGGGTTGAAATAGTAAACTCTGTCGGAGAAATAACCGACTGGACATAGTACGGTTTTGCGCTTGTTCCAGAGCCGACTTCACGAGTCAAAGGGGTTGGAAAAGTCCCACCGCCGACGGTGAATTTCACGGTGTTTCCGACAGACAGCCCGTGCGCCGTTGCGGTCGCAAAGCTGTTGGCCGTTATGTCGATTGTGCACGCTTGTCCCGATGCCCAAATTGGGTCTGTTTCGGCATACCCACCGATATTGTAGTATGCAAAACCAGTGATAACAACATTGCTCTTTGCCGCGCCTCCGTCGGTGAACGCATTTGCGACAACGTTGTTTGACGTTATTACTGCCCTTGTACCCGCCCCCCACGTACTTCCGTCATAGGTAATAGGACTTGCGGCGCTTCCGCTGGAAAGTGTGAGCCCGGCCGAACCTACAACATAAGAAACGTCGTTCTTAAATTGTACTGTATCACCAGCTAAAAATGTCGTAGATGAAGCGAGACCTGTGGCTAGCGGGTCGCCATGACAGTGTTTCCAGGGCGTGGAGGTCGTAGTTCCGTTTGCGGAATCAGAACCGGTCGCGTAATCGACGTAGTATGTAGATGCCGAAACGGTCGCGAACGACAATAGGAATATAATTATGGCGCGCATTTTAATAGAGCAGGTAGTACGCATTAACGTTATTCCGAAGCGTTGCTTCATCAGCGCCTAGGGTCGTAAGCGAAGCGTTGAACCAAATGTCCTCGCTTACGTCTGCCAGCGGACTAAGCGTCGCACTCCCCAATCGTAATTCTGACGGGGCGTTATCTCCCGCTGTTCCAACAGTGGGGCTACCTGCGTTCACCTGAAGACTGTCATTTATTCCGGTCTCAAAATATGCGGTAACAACATATTGCGATCCTATGGAGTATGCCGTCGTGTTAGTGAGGTTTGCCCCAGACGAGATTAAGAAGGTGTTTCCAGTGTTTTGCTTGAGACCTGTCCGAATTGCACCACCTCCGCTCACAATCGAATCCAATGCGGTCGTTGAGTTGTTGGTCACGACCGCAAAGACAGTAATAGGAAGCGTTGGAGAGAGGGCCGCTGTAACAATCGTATCGTCTGTTCCGTCCAAACTGACTTTCGCGTGACCGTGCGCGTCCACAATCACCGTGCCCGCTGAGACGATCTTAGGCTGTGCAGTTGTGGTTGCTTGCGTTTGGTTTCTTCCATTTGTGGTTTGATCATACCGCGTCACGACAAAGCCGTCCGTTCCAGCGCAGAAAGCAGCAAGTGCAGTCGTGTCTAAGTCTTCACCTGAAAATCCGATGTCCTGTTCGGTGTTATCGCTCGCGCGCCGAACACGAATAGCTGAACCAGCATAGGCCGCGCGCAACTTGCGAAGACTATATGCCGCGTAAGCCGAGGTAGAGATTGCATCTAGCGCGTAAGTGGACGCGGATATTGTGTAAGCAGCCGATGCAACCGCGCTGTCTTCGTAATACGGCGGGCCATCAATATACCCCGTCGCCTGCACGGTCTGAGTCGTGCTGACGGTGATCGCTGAGGTGTAGTCAGACCCAGCCGAACGCGACGGAGTCGTCACACCATCGACCGAATATTTCTGTCCCGTCGCCGTGCCGTAGTCGATAGTCACAGTCTGCGCCGACGAGTAGGTGCCTGCGGGAGGGGAGAACGTGGGCGTCGGTACCGTGCCAGCTCCAACAATCGTCGGGGTCACGCCGCCGCCGAGTCCAGTGACAGTCGGCGTCCCGTTCGTGCCATCCGCAGCTAACCAATTCGTCGGCAGATTGCCGAGGTCCGCCGTGACCCACCATCCGCCCGTTCCTACCGGGACTGATCCTGCGACTACGCCGGCAATCTGAGTGTCAACATAAGCGGTGCTCGCTTTGGTATCTAATGCCGACTGAGTTGCGGTCGAAACAGGAAGTGATCCAGCCGTGACCTTCTTCTTCGCATTCAATGCCGCCGCATCTTCGATCACCAGTAGATCGCTCGTCGTTGGTGTCGTCTTGCTGGCAATACCGCTGATTTCGCCAGAGGCGTTGACGTGTATCGCATTGGTGTCAGTGCCGCCACCGCCACCCGCGCCTAGCTGCTGTAATGCCGCTTCGACGTTGTCGGTCGTGAAATAGCTGCCTGCATCGACGATGGGTAAGTCTGCTCCGGTTACAACCGTGTCGTCCAAGAACAGCGTTGAGCCGGCGTCTGGCGTCCAAACGCGAAACGTGTGATTCCCGACCGGGACGGCGATCGTCGTTGCGCCAAGGGCCGTCGTGCTGCCGTTGCGATAGACCGTGCCGCCTGCGGCAGAGATCGTGAGCGTGACCGGGACTGTTGCGCTAACCTGGACGACGCCGCCTCGGCCTGCGGTGTAGGCGCTATTCGCGATCGTCAGTGTCTTAGGGCTGCTGCTCCATGTCACAGGGTTGATCGGCCATGGAGCTGATCCAAGCGTGAGCGTGTCGCTGACAAGCAAGCTAACGGTGAGCGCGGGCGCCGCGCCGACGTCTGACAGCGTTACCGACACGTCTCCGCTGAGTGCGTGGCCGTTGACTGTGCGCGAGGTTGGCACACTGGCAGCCGCCGCCGCATTCGCCTTCGTGGTTGCGTCGGAAGCCGCGGTCGAGATCGCGTCGGCCTTCGCCGTGTCCACATAAGCAGTTGTCGCCGTTTTCTGAACCGTCTGACCAAAGAGCGGTAGCGCCAGCGTGAGAAAAACAAGGATACGTTTCATAGGGTTACATTCCAAAATTTACGGGGTAGGTTGAGCGGAGCGGATTCCACTTGGTCCCGTCGTGATATAGCTCGAACAGCGCGTCATCGCCCGACGCGTCGGTTTCGATCGAGTAAAGCGTGTCGCCGGTCGTGTTCTTAATCGTGATGATTACTCCAGCCGTCGCAGGGAGGCGGAACATCAATTCGAGTTTGTTTGCCGCCGCGCGCGTCGCCGATGTTTCATCATCGACCGTCAACAGAGCAGCCCCAGCCGCGAGTGAGACGGTGACGATTTCAAGATGCCGGTGGGCATTCGCATCTGCGATTACGGTCGCGTCTCCAGCCGCCCACGTCTGCACGTGGAATCCGTCGGGAACACTTCCAGCTGTAACTACGCCGACCGGAGTGCCATCGCTCGCCATGTTCACTTCGCAGAGCAGCTTGAACGGCTGCTGCGCGAACGTGTAGCGGGTCACGACGCCGGTTCCATCGGACGATGAAATTTCGACCTCGAAAAAAACAGTGATGTAGCGGTCGGACGAAACAGGAATGGAGTCCACCAGCGCCAGTATTTCGGTTGTGTTCAGGTTCAGCCGCGTCGTCGCAACGTCGGCCACGAGCGTGTACGCACCGGATACCGCCAGCAGAGCGCCATCGCTGGTGTACCGTCGCAAACCAACCCGCATCTCCGTTCCCGCCGGCAGAACGCTCCCCGTCACCTTTGTCGGGGTCGATCCCGTGGCCCCGGCGGTGAACACGATTTCGAGATCCATGATGTCCCCCGCATACAACTGCGCCATGAGGTTTGCTGGCACGGCGCCGTCGCCGAACGAGCGCGTGAGCACAGCTGTTGGGATGTCGATGGTGAAACGTGGGAGCATAGCGCGTCGGGATCAGTCCCTACTGCGCAAGCCAATGAATCCACGAAGCCTGTCGAGAAATACGCTGTTTATTCTTCCGTGATACCTAACTGAGAGCGTTCATGTGCGTGCCTTTGCTTTCTCAATCTTGCGTCCAATGCGGCGCTTCCGTTGGGCTTCCTCACCATCGCAGCAACTCCCGCAGAAGTGATACGGCGCGTGGCCGAAGTCTAGACACTCGCCCGCGCTCCATTCGTTATACCAGTCACCGCAAACCTCACACCGCTCAACGTGGTCAGTGACTTGCCAGTCTTGATTGCCGAGAAACCAGATCACCGTTGCGGCTTGCTCTGGCGTGAGCTTTGGCATGTGGGCTGGCACGATCACGTGCCCTTCCTGCACTTCACCCTGCAAGAAGCTAAACAGCTCCTCTGTGTTCTTTCTGTCGAGTTCGTTTTGGTCGGCTCTCATCGCCCCACCTCGTCGAGTAGTTGCGACGCTGCTGCCCGGCATCGGTCGAGCTCGCGCATGTGCACGAGCGTTGGCTTCGCGTCGTCCTCGACGATTCGAGCGGCAGCACTGGCGAGATTGCGCAGTGCCTCAGCCAGCTTAGACGCTAGTACACTGGCGGCATCATACGCGGCGGTCTGCTTCTGCCACTGATCTCTCCAGTACGCGACCGCTGGCACCGCGTCGTTTGCACTGCGCGCTTCGGTGATGATCGCTTCGAGTTCAGGCACCAACGCAATTGCCTCGGGCATGTTCACGTCGTCGGCGATCGCGCAGATATGCTCGGCGAGATTTTTCATTTTCGTTTCGGGTTCGGGTTTCGTTTCGGGAAATTTAGCCGACGGGTAAAGACCGCGCCGGCGGTTGGACTGTGATGGGTTTTATCTCATCGGAAGTGACTTGGAAATAGAGCTGCCCGCGCTGGCTGATCATACCGATCCGCACGAGCGCACCCATCAGGTTCTCGAACTGCGGGAGCGTGCATCCTTGCGACAAGAGCGCCGCGTAGAGCACACCGGCCGGAGCGCCGAAGGGACCGGCGGCTTTCACGCCTTCGATCACGGCATCACAGACCGCCTTCAGAGCGGCGTTTTGTTGGGGAGTAGGGTTCATGTCTTTTCGGGTTCGGTTCGGGTTGCTGACGGAGAATTTACCGCGGGCAGTAGCCGTGTTTTGACAGCGCCCGGCGCACTTCTTCGAGTGCGCCCATCATCTGATACGCCTCTTCTTTGTCGCAGGCGTTGTCGGTGTGTCTGAGTACCGTGTCGTAACCTACGCGCTTCAGGAATTGGGCGAGCGCATGGCGTTCGTCTTCGGTAAGGTCCGCGGTAAGGATAAGTGGATTTTCCATGGTAGTGTTCGGTTGGTCAGCTCTGCTTCTCTAACTTGAAATATCCACTCGGCGCCGCCTGAACCGCCAGCGAGGTGAAGAGCTCCAGCCCTTTCTTGCGTGAGTCACCGTGCAGACACCAATCGCGGATCTCCGGCATGATCTTCGGAACCGCGTACTGCAGCAGGTTGTTCTCTGCGATGATTTGAAGATGCTCGGCCATCAGCGCCGGACAGGCACCATCCGGACCGGTGAACCCATGCGCACGGTGTTCCTTGTCGCACTCAGCGAACCACGGCGTCGTTTGCGAATCCGGCGCGAGCCAGATGTATTTCATGTCGGTGATGACCTCGCCCAGCTTCTCGCCACGGGCGACGTTCTTCGGATCGACCGTGAACGTGTAGAGCTCGAACAGCGGTTGAATGTAGGCGTCAACGCGCTCGCGTTCGAGTTGGGCGAAGGCTTTGGCCATCGCGTACGCCTTCACGCAGGCCCAGAACGTCGGGTCTTTGGCGAAGGCTTTGAGCTTCGGGATAGTGAGCGGAGAGGACTTCGTTTCGGTGGTTGTCATTTCGGGTTCGGGTTCTAACTGGAACGATCTAAGAAGATCATAAAGGCCGGTTAGTGTAAAGATAAAAAAGAACTAAGTTTCGTCGTCCGCCACGCACTCGTCGTTAATTCGGGTTTAGGTTAAAACGCTCAGTAGCCTGCACGACGCAGTAGCGCCCATGCCGACTCGTCACCTGCTCCCCACGCTTTCTCTGCACTCCAGCCGTACTTCTGTCCAGTCGCCTGAACATGTGGCGACTCACGCAGCCGCTTTTCATCGGCCTCCTGCCTAGCGTCGTCGGCTTCGCGCTGCTTTGCTCGTTCGATCTGTCCAGCGATATCTTCGGGCATTTCTCGGAGGCCCACCAACCACGCATTTTTTTCAACGAAGCAGTTGCCGGGAAGGCGTTCGCGAAGTTCCGAGATCAAATCGCGCAGTCGCGCCCATGCATCCGGCCTCGTCTTCCAGTATTCAGTAAACCTCGCATGAAAGCGGGCGGGCGCATCATGCGCTTCGGAAGCCGGGAGCACAATGCTTTGGGACGGCATTGCGTTGTTTATTTCGCCGAGCGGCGAGTATTGATAGGTCAGAGACGGCGTGAAAATTTCCATGTTGGGTGGGCGGTTGAGGTTGAGACCTGCGAGGACGTGGTTAAACCCGCGCCATCTGGAGCGCAAGAGCTTCGACGGCCCAGGTCTCGCGCTTCGCTTCGTACGCGCGGATGTAGCAGCCACGGTCAGCGAGGTCGTTGGCCGTAACCCACATTTCGCCTCTCTCGTGCTGGAGGTACTTGCCATTGCTCAGGATCAGCGCGTTTCCCTCGGCTACGATCGTGACCGCGTTGCGGATCTCTTCGAAGTGCGGAGCGGCGTGGACCTCATCGACCTCGCGCGTGGTCTCCACACGGACGCTCTGACCCCAGTGGTAGTCGGTCTCGTCCGATTGCGCAGTGTGGAACGGCTTCGCGAACGCCTTCACCTTGGCCAAGTCAACCGAGGCATCGCGGACGGTGATCCGGAGCCCGGGATAGCCATCGGACGAGACTGTGACCTGCCGGGCATTGTAGCCGAGATTGGCTTTGATCAGCTGGCGGAGAGCTTCTGGCGTTACGCGTTCGCTGCTGGAGCGGGTAAGTGTTTCGGTTGTCATGTTCTATTCGGGTTCGGGTTAATCTGACTACCCAAATAGAAGAACAGAAATCCGTGTTAATGTAAAGAGGAAAAACAAATAAATCGAAAGTATTTTCGCCGGTCTTTTCAGCGACCAAGCTCCGGGTTCAGCTCGCACAGCCGTTCATACGCGCCTTTGTCCGCCGGGCACTCGACGTAATCGACGCTCCAGCTAAATCCGTTGTGAAACGTCTGCACTTTCTCATCGGTGAAGCAGCCGCGCTCCTCGCTCCATTTCGATTCCGAGCAGAGCACCGACGGCGTGACGTTGATCCTGCCAACGCATCCGAACATCACCGGCCGCGCCACGACGTAGCACCATGCCGCGCCGTTGTGCGTATCCGGCTTAGGATGGCCCTGGCTATACGCTGGCAGCCGCAGGTTCATCAGATGGCCTGCGCGTGGCCCGGCGGTGGGTAGGGCAGCGACGTGCAGCCATTCCTTGCCGTCGGGATCTCGCTTCAAAACAGCAGTGCCTTTGATCTCGTCGCTCATGTCCGCAGCACAGAGCCGTGGCCGAGTCGGTCAAACTTCTGACCAAACAAATCACTGCCGAGGCATCACGTCGAGGTACGGGCCTCCGGAGCCAGCGCCCGTCAGGTGGATCGAGTACGCGACGCGACCGTGCGGCTTCTGCGTCGGCCATCCGTCATGATAGTATTTATCGTCAACCTCACGATCGACGCACACGAAGCAGCCGCCCACCGCGTCCCGCATCGCCCGGACCAACGTCAGGGCATCGACCGCGAGCTCGGTCCACGGGATCGCTACGAGATCCATGTCTCGCGTGTTCGTGCCGTGCGTCGCCAGCGCGTAACCGTGGGCGCGTGCGACCTCTGAGAGCTGAGGGTAGAGCACCACATACGCCGCCGTTATCGACGCGGGTTTCACTCGTAGAACGATTCAGGAACGATCACCCCGCCGTGGTTGGGGTGAAATTCCAGCTCATCGACGCGCTGCGCATCTACCCCTGTTATGTTGCACGTGGGCCTCCCGTCGAACGTCGGAATACCTGGCTCTACCGCTTGGCAACCCACCACGCACACCGTCTTCACGACAGCCGACTCTTTGATTGCCTGCATGGTCCCCTGATCGACCGCCCGGCCGATCTCCGTTCGGGCGATCGTCGGAATGCGTGCACTTGCGATCTCCGGAATGGACGATCGAACTGCGTCCACCGTTTCACGGATCGTCAGGCCGTCGGCCATCGACTGCTGAATCACCCGGTTGAGGTTGGCCTTCGTGGTGTCGTTGATCCGCGTGACCTGCTGCGCAAGCGTGATCGACCGGCGGAGGATGATCGAACTAGCATCGTGCACCGCTTCCTCGCCGAGAAAAGTAACCGTTCGATCGTACGCCTTGGCTGCCACGCTCTGCACCGCCGGCTGGTAGTCCATCACGAGCTCGATGTCCGCATCAGCTCCGAGAACTTCCTCGATCGCTTGCCGCCAGAGTGCTTCGTGAGCGCCAAGGTGGATGTCGAGCTCTGCTGTCTTGGTCATCGGTACGTCAGCCGAGGCGTAGTGCGCCCGCTGTTCGAACCATGTGCATACCGCCTCGATCTTCTGCGTGAAAAAGTTATGCAAGATCCGCGAAAGGTTACGCTGACCGGCGATCATCAATTGCCGGCGGCTTCGGATCATGTCGCTGCGGATACGCGCGCGCTGAGCGTGCACCGCTTTCGCGCCGGCGTGGAGTGGAACTGACGACGTACGAAAGCACTTGAGCTGACGCGCGGCGTTCATTGGCCGGCGGCACGCGCAGGGCTCCGGAAGATTAAGCAACAACGGCATTGTCTTTGCCGGGCTTCGGCTTGCCGGCCGCAGGGCCGTTCGGATTATTCTGATCTTGCGGCGGGGCTCCCGTCGGAGGATTCGCGCTCGCATTAGAGCCCGCCCGTGCATCGTCCGGAGCGATGCCCGCGACCTCGATCGGCACGTGGATGTTCGAGATGAAATACTGATCCATGTATGGATCATTGATCGTCGGAAGGCCGCAGAACTTGCGTAGCTCATTCGGCGAACAGCCACCGCGGTCGAACAGCGGGCCATGATCCTTCATTACCTGCTCAACGTCGATCAGGCCGGAGAGCGAGAAGTCGAGCTTCAGGTCGGGACCGAACGATGGGATCAGCCCGTGCGGCGAGTTTATCGCATCGGTAAAAAGATTGAGGAGCGGCAGGCAGGTGTATTTTCGGAACTGGATGTCCTCGACGCGGGCCGTGGCGTAGTTGCTTGAGCCAAATCCAGCGACGGACAGCGGTACACCGTGGTTCAGGAAAATCTGCTCAACATTCACCTTCGCCTTTTCCATCTCCTGCATCTGCTGCGCGGTAATGCCCATCTGGAGTAGCGACCATTTGCCGTTCATCCAGGCGACTTTGCCGGAATTTTTAACGCCGGCATATTTATCGTTGAACGCCGCCTGCTGTTTTTCCCAGTCGGACTGCACGCCCTTAAACTCTTCTCGCACGAGAACAGCCGACGGCATGGCGCCGTTCTGCATGAACCGTTCGTTGTAGAGAGCGCGGTTGATGAAATCGTCGAAGACCGACTCGGCTTGTTCGATCTCACCCAAGCCCCAAATCTGACTACCTGCATTCGGGCGCTTGAAATGGATAATCTCGTCCGGCGTAAACTCCACCTCACCGCCGCTCACCCGGTAGCAGTATTTTGCCACGCGCATTGTCCTGTCGGGAATGATACGGATTAGGTGCGGGTAGAGGGCGAAGATGTTCTTCGGCTGTCCGTAGCCGTTCATCTCATCCTTAAACCAGAAGCAGTTGCCCGTGGATTTCATGTGCGCGACCCACAGATACAGCAGCTCGGAAATTGTGTCGTACGGGTTCGGGTTCTTCAGCAACCGCGCCAGTTCTGGATCCACCTTTACCTTTGCGCCGCGCTTTCTTTTGTCCGGGTCGCTTGAGACGAAACTCATGTCGGTCGAGAGCACGACGTTCGCCACGAGGTCGATCGCGCGAGCGGAGGCCCAGACCTGTTTCGTGCTGGCCTTGATGTAGGACGAAAAGCCGGCGAACTTATTCGTCGCGACGCCAGGGCCTAGCGACATGATGCCGCCGAACGATCCGTCACCTTCGTTATCATCGACTCCGAGTAGCATTTTCTGATCGTTAGATCGGAAAGCTCCAACCAAAGATTGGCGGTCAGCAATGAGCGCAGCCGCCTTGGCGGTCGGTGATCCAAAGAATCGCGGCATGGTAGTGTTCAGTTCAGTTCGGTTCAGCTCTGGCGTTCGCACGCTTAGAGAAACACCTCTGGCCGTCTAGCAATTCCCTTAACTTTCGCGCATGGGCACAAAAAAGCCGGCCCACCTCGGCGGACCGGCTCGAAACTATCTCAACGATCAACCTCGTTCGACACCGCGCGGCCCCGGGATCTTGCCGAGCAATCGGTGATAGTCCGTGACCTCGTTCTGGATCGCCTCGAACACCTTTGCCGAATCGTCGGGAGAGAGATTGGCTGTCTCCATGATTCGAAAGAAGCACGCGGCGTATCCAGCCATGAACATACGTTCACTCTCTTGTTTCTGAGTCTGGCTGATCGGGTGCATGTGCGGCTCCCAGACAGAGGCGCACAAAGATTTGAAAGCGTTTTGTGCGTTCATGGTGAGAGTTTGGTGAGTAGAGCCGCGTTCGCCTGCGCGTCGTGCAGCTCGCGCTCGGTGCGTGCGTGGAAGTAGCGGATGACCGCGTTTCGGTGATTCCAGAAAACACCCTCCAGCCGATCCAGCGACCCGCACGGACAGTCAAACACGTGTGACACGCCGTTGAAGTCGCCGACGCTGATCGAGCTGCTCGCGTTGTCCGGGATGTAGAGATCCGGCTTCGCCTTGCGATTCGCTTCGAGCGCTGCGAGCTCACCGTCATCCATGTTCTCGCCGGTCGCGACGTAGTGCTTGCGGCCACACTGGCACGTCGCGGTCGGTGATCCTCCCCAGCTAAGCATTGCTTCGAATTCTTTTGTCATAGGTCAGAGGGTTTCAGGTTGAACGCGATCAGGAATGGCCGGCAGTGGCATCCACGCTTCAGGCGGACTCACGCGCTGCTCACGCGTTCCCCGGGCACCGGTCGTTCGCCAATACGGCGCCGGCCTATTGGCATACTTGTCGTCATCCCATTCCGCGAGCTCGTGGTAGCCTTTGAATGGTGTTCGGACGAGCACGAGGATTCGTGTTCCATCCCTCGGCGCAGAGTCCATCGGTTGCCAAGGCGGAGGCAACGCGCAGGGCTTTTTCGCGAACAGAAAAGCGAACTCCGGCCGCGTGAAATGCTCGATGATCTTGGCCGCGACTAGACCGTGAGGATCTTTGGGGTCGAAGTGACTCACGTTGGCACCTCCAATCCGCCGGTCGCATGACACCAAACCCGGCTGTGCGCCATCAGCGCCTCGTCGTTCTTCTTAATCTGCTGCCACAGCCCCTCCGCCCCGGCCCTATGGACGCTGCGCAGGATCTCATTGTGCCGGGCGCGTATGATGTTGTCGCTCGCGCGTAGCGCCGTCTCCAACGCCTCGATTCGGGCATGCAGCGTCGCCAGTTCGGCGACGTCCGCCGTTCGCTCTTTGTCTTTGGCGATGATCACGCGGGCGGACATTGCCAAGCCGTGCGTGGCCTCGATCAACTCGCGTTCGATCTTCTCGGCGAAGTCGAGGCATTCATGCGCCCAAAGGGCAACGAGTGGGACGCGCGCCCGCAGCCCGTCTGTTCGTGGTGTGCCGCTCATGGCGTGGCCTTTCGCGCGGCGGAGATCGTCAAGCGAGCCACCTCGGTCGCGAGTTTGTCGGCACTGTGACACGCAACCTTGTACTGGCCCGCCCAACTTTCCGCGGCTTCGGTTGCCCGATCCGCCCGTGCTTTCTCTTCGGCGTATGCGTCGAGGCGTTGGGATGACCGCTCACCGATTTCCCTGATGAAGTCTTCGGTCGAGTAGTCGCCTTCCAGCACGCTATGGCGCTGTGCGAGATGGTAGAGACTGCTCAGCCGGCCATACGCCTCGGCCAGAGCGCCTCCGTTCCAGGCTCGTTTGTACGCCTCGACGAATTGGACCGCGCTCATGCGGTGTCCTTTTCGCTTCTCGTACGTAATGGGTTGTACTCCACGAAGCCGAGCAACGCATCGCCGGAAAAGGTATCCACGATCGACGCGGCGACCTTCCGTCCGGTCAGAGCCTCGCAAATTCCGTTGATCAGACCGATCGGGCGAAGGGAGAAACCTACACCGGCGTCATCCACATAGCGAACCTGAATGGTCGGATGATTCGCCAGTACTTCGTTACAAGAAACACCCTTGTTCAGCAGCTCCATCACCGCCCGCGAATCGGCTTTGCACGCCTCGTTGAGTACACGAAGGAACGAGTCAAACGTATCGGCAGCGGGTCGATTCCGTTCGATTTTCGCCGCGTCTTCTAGGTAGCGAATGCGACCGCGTTGGCGCTCGATCTTTGCCCGCAGTTCGTCGTTCACCTTCCGTTCGGTCTGCAACTTCACGTCGTAGATGGTGGACTCAGTAATGGCCAACGCCTGACGGTTGTTGGCAGCCTCGACCTGCATGGCGATGTGCTCTTCGAGTGAGCAGAGGTCACGGCGCCAGTCCTTCTCATCGTGCACGTAGCGGAATCGCTCACACAGCCGGGCGTGGAATGACTTGAACATGCCCAAAATAGCTTGGGCGTCGTTCTCTCGCTCGGCGGAACGTTGCATCATTGCGGCCACGTCCGCGAGTGGGAATGGCTCATATCCCTCCTTACATGAAGCGATCATCGGGCTCGTGATTCCGCACTTCTTATCCGCCAGCGGCGCGCCCGGTCCGGGCGCCACGACGTTGCAGCCGGTCAACTCCTTCAGCGCCGTCGCCCATTGGGCATGTTTTTGCGTCCCTCGGAAGTGCGCATGGTTGTCGCCGTAGGCTCGGCAGAGCGCGAATCCCATCTCCCATGCGAGGCGCAGGAGATCCTCGTTAACGATACGCGCGGGCACCACGTCCGCAACCGCAGGTTCGCCGGCGGGACAAACGCGAAGCATATCCGCATGCGTCCGCAGCCGCCGCGGGCAGCCGTAGAGCACGAGCGCTCGGATCGCCAGCGCCGCACACTTGCGCAGCTCGTGGAGCGCCCTGTCGCCGGAGTGATACACATACGCGCCACGCGCGATCATCACCTGATCTTCGAGCGTCAGGATTTGGCCCTGCACTCCGTTGTCTTTGGCATCGGCGCGGCTCGTTCCGGCCATGCGGTTCTGGTGGGCGAGCTCTTCGTTCAGAGCTTCGATGACGCTGGGCGTCAGTTGTACGTTCACAGTGTCCATAATCAGTTCGGGTTCAATTCGGGTTAACCAACACCAACAGGAAACCGAACGAGATCAGAGGACGCGCTAAATGTAAAGATAGAATGCGAGCACGAACAAATATCGTGTATGTAATTCCGTGCGGTGGCGCCCTGCCATTTTTCTCCTATGAAGCCGCAAAACGCATGATTTCATAACTAACGAATCACGCCATGAGCAGCACGTCATCATTCGACGCCATTTCCCACAACACCGTCACCGCGTCCACTTGGTCATCGTGCGTGCAGTTCGGGAACTGGCGGAGTTCGTCGAGGAAATCCTGATTCCACAGCCCCTCGACGATAAACAAATTGTCGGCCGCGATCGTCGCCAGCCACGGCAGAGCACGCGTCTGCTTGTCCGCCGCCGGACGGTAGTCCTGCACGATCGCACGGCCAACCAGCGTTTCACGCAACTCCTGCGCTGCCACTTCCCAGCCTCTCACCGCCTCGATGCCAACACGTCCAACATTGTCCACGTTCACCGCGTAGTTCGTAATGGTCTTCTTTTGGTCGGGCCACGCGCGTTTGTCCCGGTCGATGTGAACGATGTAGAGCTGCCTGAGCTCGACTTCTTCGCCGTTGTCCAGCTTGCGTTTCACCGTCCGAACACCGCCGTACACACCCACCGAGTAATCGGCCGCGGTCTTGATACTGATCGCCAAATCCCATCCGCGCATCAGCTCCATGTCCGCCGGCACTTCGCTGCGCTTGATCTTCCGGACCCTGTTCACGTCGCACAAATTGCCGTCCGGTGGGTTCGGCCGCTGCTGGTACTGCGCATTCCACTCGAATGGTCCAACGATCAGCCGGCGTGCCTGTAGCTTGCCAACCGTCCAACGCTCCGGCCACAACGCCTCACCGGCCTTGCGGTGCATCGGGTCGGTCTCCGGGTTCTCGCAGATTGCCTCCATGTTCACGAGCTCGAACACCTCTTCAGGGAAACCCGCATCCTCCAGCTCCTTCACGCGCTTCGGATCTTTCAGCCGGCCGATCAAATCGTCTTCGTGCCAACGCGTCTGGATCACGATCACCACGCCGTCAGGGCTCAGACGGTTGACCACCGTGCCAGTGAACCAATTCCACACCTCGTCGCGCCGCGCCTGACTGTTCGCCTCTGCGCGATTCTTGATCGGGTCGTCGATTATGAAGCAATTATGAGTGAGGATTCCATTAGCGAAGAAGTTCTCAGTTCCTTCAACCTGAAGATTGAACACATCGGTGTCGCGGTATATTCGCTCAACCATGGCCACAGAATCACTGACCGTTTGGATTTCTGAGCAGCATGGAATTGCGTGTGACATTTCAGACAGAGCGTCACGAGGTTCGTTGGTCTGTGATCCGTCGGATCTAGATTGTTCGAGCAGTAGAATTCCATTAGCCCTCGCTTCAGATGCTTGTGCATCTCGTGCGGTTTTCTTGTCATCGGTTTTCGGCATCGCGAGCACGAGACGATCACCGGGGGCAAGTTCCATCGCCCGCGTGTATTCTTTTCCCGTGAAGAAAGGATGCTCTCCCGTAGCCTCAACCACTCGTCCAGAGGCAGTGCTAATTCTATAGATGGTCGCAGCTCGTCGAAAAGCAGTTGCTCTAACACGCCTCCAACACAGTCCTTCGGGTTCATGACTATATGATAACACATAAACGTCGCGTTGCGATATGTTTATATCCGAAATTGGGATGTTACCCTCGCTCGTTGTAATGAGCGTATCTGGTGTTAAACAATCTGCGCCTCTTCCGACACCGCCACCGCCGACGCCGGTCGCGAAGTACGCGCCGCCGTGAACCGTGCGCCAGAGCTTCGTCGTGTCGTGCGTTACGTCGATGACCTGCTCAGGAAAGAATCGCCGGCACCGTGCGCTGTTGAGCACGGCCTTGGTCTGGATCGAAAACTCTTCCGAGAGCTCAGCCGTGTAGCCGGCCTGGATGATTTCAAGCGCCATCTTCCGCGCGGCGGATTTGATATGTGCCCACGCAGGGAACATGACCGAAGTCGTGCGCGACTTGCCGTGACGCGGAGGAAACGAAATCGCCAGCCGCTTGATCTTTCCCGTGTAGCAGTCTTCCAGCTTCCGGCTCAGCAGCTCGTGACACGCGCCCGCGCGATACTTCGGATCGACCAATTCGGAGAATGCCGCCAGCGAATTGAGCGCCCCGTCCTTTAGCAGAAACTCCTGCTCACGCTGGAGCGTCTGCGGGTCGGTTGCGCTGGATACGCTCATAGTGTCGTTTCAAAAGATCGTCCTTCTCTATGTCGGTCATCCCGGTCGTATCCGTGGTCTCGGTCTGGATCGGCGCACCGTTCGGGCCGGAGTGCTCCGCCTTCACGAAGTTGCGCTGCCCCCACTTGTCCGGGTTCTTCCGCTCAAGGCGCCACGCCGCGGCCTGCCAGCTTTTGACGCTGGCTTTCTTGATCGTCACCACGTCGGACAGGTCCGCTTCAGCGACCGCTTTTTCAATTGCGTCAAGAAACTGCAGCAGGAGGCGCTGCTTCGAGCCGATGCGCTGCCTGCCGCCGCCAAGCTCTGCTTTCTTTATGTTCTCGCGTATATCGTTGGCGTCCTTGAACCACGTGAAGTAAGTCTGCTTTGACACGCCCGCGGCAATGGCCGCGGTTTCGATGTAGCTCCCCATGCGGACGTAGCTGACGATCGTGGCGATCAGCTCGGGTGAGAGCTTGGTTGGACGCCCTTCGCGAATGCGGGGAGCCCGTTTTGCTGCAGCTTTTGCCAAAGCTGGCGGGATTTCCGGCGTGCTGTTGGCTTCAGACGACATTGGGAGCGGGCGTTGAGGCTGGCTGATCCGTAGAGTCGGCCTGCGTTGACGTTGTGGCGGTGGCCAGCATCGAGGTGAGCTGATCGATCAGGGCGGACATCGCGACGGCGGTGTTCTTGATGTTGTCCCGCCGCTTCTTCTCCATGATGGCCTTGAAGAGATCATCGTACTTGGCGAGCGGTGCGATATACACCTGCTTGGCGCCGACGAGCTCGGCCATCTTGTCGAGCAAGGCGTCGAAGTTCTTCACCTCGTCAGGGAGGAACCAAAGTGTGATTGCCTCCGTGCGGATCTGTTCGGCGCCGAAGCCTGCGAAGTTCACCTTGGAGATTTCGCCGAGCACCTTCGAGTCGAGACCCGAGTAGATGCGGTCGCTGATGTCGTCGATCTCGTGCCACAGCTCAACGAGCAACTGCAGGTCATCCTGGCCAACGATCGCGTTGTGCGACAGCTGGACCGCGCGCTTCTTTCCGACCTTCAGCTCGTAGCTGAAGCAGAGAATGATTATCTCCTTTACGCCGGCTTCGACCGCAGCTTTGACGCGGTGATTGCCTGAGATGATTTCGATACCGCCCGCATCAAGCTTGTGGCAGAGCGGGACGGACTGGAGCGCGCCGTCGCCTTTGACGTTCTGCATCAGTTGGTCGAAGACCTCCTTTGGCATGTAACGCGCGTTCTTCCGTGTGGGCAGCAAATCAGCTGGATTTACGACGAGCAGTTCGAGCTTGTCGCCGAAGATGCGCTTGCTGATTTCGGTCAGCTTCGCGTTCAGGGATTCGATGTCTTCATTCATTGGCTACGTCTTTCGATTTGAGGCTTTGCTGTTTCTGTAACCATTCGGCGTACAGGGCGCGCATCCGCTTCTGGCCGATGTGCGCATAATAATTGATGGACCACACTCCGCTGTCCGTCTTCTTACGGGAATGGAGCTTGAAGGCGCCGCGGTACTTCATCGACGCGGGGTTGTGCGAGAATGCGGTCGTGAAGATGAACTTCACCGACTGCATCGTTCGGTGTTCGAGCTCGGTCTGCATTTCCTTCGAGCAGAGCGCGGCGAGCACGAGTTTCGAGAGACGGGGATGATTCTCCAACGTCACCGGGAGATCCGACATCAGGTAGAGGCACTGAGCTCCGATGTTCTGGCCCTCCACTACGGCGCCGAATGTCGGGAGTGACATCATGACCTGTCCAAAAACTTTCCCGTCGATCGCGAACACGTAGCAAAACTGGGCGCTCGCCGGCATCGGGATCACCGATGAGAACAGCTGTCGAAAGTAGTTCGCCTCTTTGAATGTGACTCGGTGGAACGTGATGCGCTCTTTCCCCGTGAGCGTGTCGGCGTCGGTGAGGCGTGGCCAGTTCGCCTCCGTGCACTCTACCTTCCGGCGGACGAGTAGCGGTTTCGCCGGGATGTTCGAATAAAGGAACACGTTTTTCGCCGCTCCGCGCGACGCCTGCGCGATCGGCTGCCCGACGATGGCCTCCACCGCGGCGTCGCGGTACTCGGTTCCGAGTGCCCACTTTCCTTTGATGCTCGTGATGAGCTTCGCGAAGTCCTCTTCCTGCCCAATATTCGTGTACGTCGGCTGATTCCACGACACGACCGAATCGAGCCACTTGTAGAGCTTTTCGTAACCGCCCGAATATGTCGGCGGAAATGAAATGACGAACGTCTCTGGGTCGTCCTTGATCGAGTTGATGACTTCCACGCCATCCCGGGCATAGAAGCCGTCCAGCTTCACGAGCCCTTTCTTCTTCTCCAGTCGCTTGAGCGTGCCCTCGTAGAGCTGCTGAGCCTGCGAGACTACCGCATGCCACATCCTTTTTTGAAATGCGTTCTTTCTCGGAGCGTGCTCGCTGAGATCGAGTAAGATTGCGACCGCCGCCGCTTGCCCGATGGGATCAGCGAACATCGGCCTGAATACTTCGAGCTCAGGATCGACGTTCGCCGCCAGCCGGATCACCAAGTCCTGTCCGGACAAATACGCGCCGAGGCTGCATGTGTAGAGCGATATGTCGCAGCCCTCCAGCCGCCCGGCGAATCCGTTCATCCGGAGCGTCGTCTCCAAGGTGAAGTTGCCAGAGCAAACGTTGATCGCTCTCGCCGGCAATTTCGGGATCAGGTCCAGCAAGATCGCCCGCGCGTTTGCATGCACAACACCTTTGAACATATCGATTCTTTCGTTTCGGGTATCCTGCGGCGCTACTCGCCGTCAGGTGGCTAAAATGGAGCGGTGTTCTTTCCTTTCGGAAAGACCCTCCTCACTGGAAAGTGAGACGTGCCGGACACCGACACCGCGTATTAACTAAACAGAAGATCTGTTTGCCCCTTGATCACCTTGCCGCAAGCCATTTCGCGTTTTTCCGCTGGGGGCAGTGGGAATTCGCTGACTTCGGCCATTTCATTCTTCACCAAATAGTCGAGCAGCCAGCCGCGGTGACACGTGCACACGTCTTTCTCGTAGCACAGCAGAATCGATTGATCAGGGATCGAGTCGATGATCGTCTGCAGTTCGCCGGTGTTCTTCAGCAGATCCATCTGCTCAAAGTAATCCGCCTTCATGTCGCCCTTGAAGAGCCCCTGCTTCCAGACCTTGAACGAGCGCCAAACGAGTTTCGGTTGGTAGCTCTTCAGCTTCGCGCCCCACCACTGCGGGGCCATTGAGGCGATCCGGACCTGGAGTGCGGATTCGGGATATTTCTTCGCGGCTCCAAAGTAGCCGGTAAATAGTTTTTTCATTTCGGGTTCGGGTATGGGTTGATGTTGTGACGTGACGCTAAAATGTAAAGACGAAAACGCTCATTTTACGATTAACAGAGGTTTTGAGCTTATCCATTTGGTGAAGTGAAGTTTTTCAGCGCAGCGCAGCAGCGGTTCACAGCCTCTTCGATCGTGGGCGCCTCTTCCGACGTTTCAGAGTGAACGAGCGGCTGCGTCGGGTCGCTCCCGGTAATGCCTTTGAACTTGCTGGCGATCCAACCGTGCGTCAGCGCCGACGGTCGAACAAGCAGACCGTACTGCTTGATTAACTCGATAGTCGTTTTCGACGCATCGACTTCCGGCGCCTCACTCTTTATTATGGACGACACATCGACGATGCCATTCGTACGTTCGATTTCTGCAATGGCTTCAGGTGGAATCACTGTCGGGACTTCCGGCACGAAGATTTCCTCCCAGTCCTCCATCAACCCCGTCTCATTGCTGTCGAAAACGAGTTGGTGCCCCATGTGATCGAACAGGAAATCATTCAGCGCCTTGTCGTGCGCCTCTCCACGGTAGAGCGTTGTTGATTCGTTGCCGGATGCCGCGCTGGCCTGCGCGATCCATACGTGTTTCCGGCACTGCCGGCATCCGATTGAGAATGTGCGACTCATGGCTTGTTGAGACACTTCCCGGTTCTGCGACATAGGTGGCAATCGCCATCGCCGTCATTGTCGTTCGGGCACCCGACTTGCGGCGCGAGTGTCATCACCACCTCACCCTTCGCCTCGAATGTGGCGATCGTGACGTGCTTATGGCCAGCGGCATCAGTCTTGACGTTGGCGAAAGAGACTCGGGCTTTCGGGATCTTCATGATTTGATGAGTTTTGCTATTTCAACGTCACCCTTACGCGGACGATATGCGTGGGAAGCGATCATCTCGCGCTCTCCGTTATCGTAGAAGATTTCAGCCACGCCATAGACGAAGCTCGGACTTCCGATCGGAACGACTCGCGCCACTTTCCTGAACGGCCCCCTCGACCAAGCGAGCCGACACATTTTGCCGGCCCACCAACCATTGTACCGAGCATCAGCCTTTGACAATCCGCTCATGGCTTCATAGGGGTTTGCTGATACAGCGTGTCGAATGTCGGCGCGCATGGGTCATCGATAATCATGAACGTCGCCGTCTTGCCCGCAATTTTGGGCGCCGTCAGCGTACGGTCCAGAGCGCGCCGGGCGGCCTGCAGCTTGTGGAGCGTGTCGAGACCTCGGGCGGCCGGGTGGGGCGCCATGATGCAGGGGAATGACCATCTGGCGCCAGCGAGTCTCACGCCATCCTCCGCGATCTTGCCTAACGCCAGCACGACGTCGGGCTTCTCGTCTTCGAGTACCTTTCGGATGTGAGCGAGATCCGCCGGGAACGCCGCGCGCGAATGTCCGCCGATCTCGCGCGATGCCTCTTCCCAAACGATGTCGTCGCAGAGCTTGCCGAACACCTTTCGCAGCATCTTCCCGGATTTGCAGCCGGCGAACAGTGCGTAATGGATCAGGCGACGGCGGTACTTCTCGGCGTGTGCCGGTCCGCGCTCAGGGTCTGAGGCCATTCGCGCCATGTCGGCCAGGATCTTCTCCGGCTCGTGGAACCACTGGCACTGCATGAAAGCGACGATCTTCATCGATCCTCCGGTTTCGGTATAGGACCGGCAAACTCACCGAGGCAATCCGCCAGCTCTACCTCAAACGTATATTCGCCAAAAAATGAGAGATAGAGTTCTCCGCCCTTGGAGATCACGCATGCTATTTCCGGGATTTCATCGTCGGCATTCTTGTACCAGTACCAGCCCGGGGCTGTCGGCTTCTCATGCGTCCATTTCACAGCTTAACCGCCAACTCGACGTTCGTCACCACGAGGCGATCCACTTCTGAGCGCCCGTGAACATTCGGGCGCTCGCGCTTCGTTGTGGAAACGCTGATGTAGTTCGGCGATAGTCCGGTCAACTGCTGGAACTTCAGAATCTCCTCATTGATCAGGATTCCGATTTGGATCTCAGCGGCGATTCGCGCTGCTCTGATTTCGTTGATGGTCATTTCAATTCGGGTTTCGGGTTAAACTGACATCTGAAGTAAAATAAAAGCCTCGTTAGATGTAAAGACTAAAAAGGCGTGAGCCGAAAGATTCAGCCCACGCCTGACGCTGCCGGGCCGTTCACTGGAATCGACTCGGCGTAAACTTCGGCTCGATCCACTCTTCCCCGTCTCTGTTCACATGCTTGCAGTCGAGATCGTACATCGGAGCCACCATGCCGGGCTCGACCTCATCGAAGTCGTTCGAGAGCGCCACGTATTCGAACGCGTCCATGTCGTAGCGCAGCTCGCAGCTGACCACGACGACACGACTGAAGATCGGCGCGAGTTTAGCGATCGGAGTTTTCTGGATCAGCTCGCGGTTTATCCGGAATTTTCCAAGGCGTTGTAACATAGGTTCAGGCGTTGACGGTTGCGGTTGTTGAGAGGACCGGCGTGGGCCACTGGCGTAGCACTTTCCCGGCCTCAGCAGTGAGACGCCAGAGCTTCACTTCTTTGGCGCGTTTCCCCTCGGTTGCTCGGTCAAACGCACCGTTGGCTGCGCTGTGATCGCGTCCACGGTACGGCTCAAATTTCTCGCCGGCTTTCGTAATGGCAACGACCGAGAACTCAAACATGGGAGTCCGAAGGTTGAGGTTCGGCGACCGGGGCCAGCGCCTCGGCTATGTCTGCCTTGGCGCTCGCCTTCAGACGTTCTACAGCCTGCAGAGCCGTAACGATTTTCTCATTCTCAGTCTGCAGCGTCATCGTCACGAACTCCTCGGTCGTGCTGAGATAAAGCCGATTGAGGTTTCTGATCCGAAGGATGCCCTCGTGCGTGAACACGCGGCTGCGTTTGCCGTCGGCGCCCATGTGCCCGCCGGTGCCCCAGAAGATCGCTTCGTACGCCTCGGAGTAGGTGCACTGCTTGCCGGGTGACTCTTTGAGTTTGTACCGTGCAACGCCGTTGCAGGGCAGCTTGTAGATCCGACGCATGACCGCGTTCGAGATAGATTTTTCGTTCGACATTTTCGTTTCGGGTTCGGGGTTCAACTGGCTCAGGCGGCGACCGGCTTTTTGAGCGGCCAACCAAATTCACGAAGCAATCTCACTTGATCCTTCGCTGTTCGCCGTAGCGGAGCCACATGCGCCAGCGCGTTGTGCATGCGCCAATAACAGACAGAGCGCGCTTGCTTCTCGATCGCTGGATCTGGCTTTTGATTATGGAGCCTCGGCGCCTTCATCCTCTCGCGCTCGTACAGGCGATGTCCCGGGCCTTTGCCGTCCATTTCGATCAGCCCGGCCCAGTCGGGGACTTCGTTCATGCGCACAAGATCCGGCGGAGTGACAAAGAAAAACTGCACCGGCCCGCGCGTGCTCTTCTGATTGAGCAGGTCGTGCTTGTTCAGAAACACCGGCGGTGCTCCGTACGGTCGCGGCCACACCTGCTCGTATTTCTTCGCGTCGGCAAAAAAGTCGGCCCGGCTGATCTTTACCTCGAACTCACGGAAGTATCCGGCCTCTGTCAGTTCGTATAGATCGCACTCCCACCAATCTTTCGGGGTGAAGTGAGGCAGCACGAAACTCCGGCGATAACGCTCGCGTATCAGGGCCTCCGTTATGTCCTGCGCGTTCACGTTCAAAACGTCTTAGCTTCCCTGAGAGCTTCTTTCCAGTCAGCCCACAGGAATGCTGCGCTTTCAAACAGAGAATAGCTCGTGAAGATCCAGCGGCAATAAAACGCGACTGGTAGGAGCAGCAGCAACACCGTCAGGTACAGCAGTAGCGCGATCCGCACCGCGTACTCAGTGCCACGACCGACGACCTTGCCAAGATCGTGCGGGTTCACTTCTGCACCTCATCCGGCTTTCGGACAGACAGCGCGACGGGTGGATGTCCGCTCATCAGAACGGAGAGCCAGATTCGGCCGGTGAACAAAAGTCGGACGCGGTGCCAGAACGGAACCCTCCAACACGAGACCGTTTCACCGGTCGTTCTCCAACAAGGTAGATCCTCGCAAGAGCCATCCGCCTTCAGCGACGCGGGCGCTGTGAAGACGTAGTTAGATTGAGGGAACGGGATCGGGCGCACGTAGCTCATTTCGTTTCTTTCGGTTCGGGTGACGGACGCGGAATTCTGCGTGCAGTTTCAGCTGTTTGTCAATCGCTTCCTGCGGTATCCGCCGACCTTTTACGGTCAGCCCAGAGGCTTCGATGCCGGCGTCGAATAGACGCCACAGCTCTTTTTTCAACTCACGGGACAGCTCGATGTGCTTCATCAGTTCAGTTCAGGTTCAGGGTTCAGGCGTGAATCGGAATCACACGCTGTCAATTCTGGCGTCGATATTCTTCATCACCTGCGCAAGAAACGTGGCACCGCGCCGGTTCTGCATGGTCGCGGGGATCAGCTCCGCGGCCTCGGCGGCGAGCACCCGGCCCAACTTTGCCCGGTCGCTGCCGTTCAGCCCGGCGATCATATTCGCCGCAAGCATCACCTGAATTGCCACCTGTTTCGCCGTATCCACTTTCTTCTGGGCCGAGACTCCGGCTGCCTCGCAGGCGAGTTCAAAACTCTGCTGCTTCATCGAATCCAGGTAGCTGTAAAGGATGGCGCCCGCGCGCTTGTAGTCCTTATCCACACAGCGCATCAGCAACGTTTCAACATGCTCGAAGGGCATCGATCCGATTGCCCGTTCCACCAGCCATTGCTGGAGCGAACCGCTAACAATCAGCTTCCAAATTTGCTCTGAAAGCCCGGCCATTTTCTGAAAAATACGGACACGGTTTACGCTTTCACCCAGCGCGGCGGCGGCGGCTTCATCGGTGTCGCCCAGCTTCTTCATCCGGACCGCGGCGTTTGCGGTTTCGCGCAGTGTCATCGACTGCCGCGCGTGGTTCTCGATCACCTGCGCTCTAAAGCGGCTCGCTTCGTCATCCCGGTTGAGCGTGACACGCGCCGGGATTGATTGGATGCCGGCGAGGCAGTGAGCCCGCCAGCGACACTCGCCCATGATGATTAGATATTTTCCCGGCTCGCTGGGATTCTTTCGGACGGTAATGGGTTGGAGCAGTCCCTCCGCTTTAATCGACTCGGCGAGTCCGTTTATGTATTCCGGAGTGAACTCTTTGCGGGGTTGGTCCGGATCAGGCGAAATCAGGCTTGTGGGAATAGCGAGTACGCTATGCGCGATCTTCGGTTTCAGTTCAGCAACGGGTTCGATAGCAATCATGTTCTTTTCGGGTTCGGGTTTACTGACAAGAGAAGTGAAATAGAAAAACTAGTTCATGTAAAGATGATAATGCGAATTTGACTTAAAAAATTCAAGCGGCCAGAACATGAAAAAGCCCGGCGGGGACATGACTACCCGCCGGGCCACCGAACCAAATTACGCGAGACGCACCGGCATCAAGACCGCCAGTTTATCGCCAGCCTCAACGAGCACCGCGGAAACGTCGTCTTTGACGCTCATCGTGATCCGGTCATCAGTCCACGAATTCACCACGTCGAGCAGGAAGATCGGGTTGAGCGCAGTCACAAGCGGCTCCGCCAAATCAGCGCCGCCGGCCACCTTGATCTCTTCTTTCCCGGTTCCGATGCTCACGTTGAGCACGTTGATCCTCAGCAGTCCTGCTGTGATCGTGAGCTTCACCGAATTGGCTTTCTCACTGTTCAGCACCATCATTCGTCCGAGCGTGTTGAGCAGCTCGACCCGATCGATCACGAGCGTCGTCGCCCGGTCCTTCGGAATAACCTGCGCGTAGTTCGGGTAATTGCCGGCGATCAGCCGAAAGACACCGCGGTAGGTGTGCCCATTGGCATCCGATGCGATGCTTAGCCGGTTGCCTCCATCGTTGAGCGAGGCCGTCACCGTTGCGTCGAGCGGTACGCTGGCGCGGATTGCTTCGGCTGCCAGCGTGGGAATGATCAGCACGCCAGGCCGGGAAAGGATCTTGTCAGCGCAGAGTGGAACGCGGACGAGGCGCCGGCCATCGGTGGCCACGACATCATCGCGGGTGTTGTCCTTCGAAAGCGCAACCGCGATCCCTAATAGGATATACCGCGTTTCATCGGCGCTCGCGCACTTGATGGTCTCGGTCACGACCCGGGCGAGGTTCTTGCCCGTGATTTCCATCACTGGTTTCTCACCAAGCGCCGGCATCGGTGGCCATTCCGTCGATGAAATCCCCATGATTTCCGTCCGGTTCTCAATGTCTGAGATCTTCAGCATCCCGCTCGTGACCTCGGCCATCATGAAGTCGGACGAGCAGCGCGCGACGAACTTCGAGAGGACCGTGAACGGAACCGCCAACGAGTGTTCACCGGTTGTTTCGGCCGGGACTTCGGTCGCAATGAAGCTATCCAGATTCGTTCCCTCCACTTTCAGCCGACCGTTGCCGAACGTGATCAGAGCGCAGTTCAAAATTGGCATCGTCGCCTTGGCGCCCGTGACCTTCGCGACGCACTGGAGCTGGCGGATGAATACCTTGCGGCTCACCTTGAACATCCCGAGCGAACTCGTCTTCGAGAGCGGTGTTTCGGCCTCGACCGGGATCTCGGTCTGTTCGTGGGCCGGCTCGAATGCGACAACGTTGGTCGGTTCGGGCACCGGGTCGTTAATGAAACCTTCTACGACTGGCGCATCTGACTCGGGTTCGTCGAGCACAGCCACAACAGACGGAGCGGCGCGCGTCGCGGACGTTTCGGCCGCGGTCGGTGCGATGACCTCCACTTCGGCGACGGGCGCCGCATTTGGCACGGGCTGGAGCTTCATGATCTGATCGATCAGCTTCGTGCTTTTCGTCGCGTAGGGCGATTTGATGCCGGCAACGAGAGCGGCTGAGATCAGGTCTTTGCGGGAGAGAGCAACGAGGCTCTCGGATGTATGGACGTTTTTCATGTTCTATTCGGGTTCGGGTTTTGTTTCGGGTACTAACTGACTGAACAGAGTAGAATAAAAAGACCGATACTTGTAAATATAAAAAACAAAAGGACGAAGATTTTTCTTCGTCCTTTTAATGCCGGATAACCGGGATAAACTGGCGTTCAGGTCACGCTTTGTTCGGCTGGAGAACGACGCGGATAATCCGACCGTGATTCTTTCCAATGCCGTCGAATATGTTCTTGATCGCGCCTATGATCGCACCATCGGTGCCGTAGTCGAATTGTATTTCTGGACCGTACACCTGCGGATAATCCTCCGCCTTCACTTTCACGACGAAGATCGTCGTCGTACCGATCTCCGATGAATCGATGTCCATTGAGTCTGGATTGAGCAGGAACGGTGAGATCACCCGGCGCAACAACGGCTGCACCTTATCGAATTTCTGCGTATCAACTCGGCTGTAAACGAAGCCTTTTACCGGCGCCACGTTGGGCGGCGGGCCTTTGTCATCCACAATAATATGGGACTCGCGATCGATCAGTTTGCAAAGGCTGGCCGCAATACCTTCGAGCGCCTTGTAGTGCTTCCCCCTCGTGCCAATAACTCGGCGTACGTCTTCCTGTTCGGTGCGGATTCTGAAAGCGACAAGCGGCCCGTGCTCGGAGCTTTCGACCTTCACGTTTTCGGGATGCGTGACGATGCTCATGACAAGCGCGGTTAAGATTGAGCGGATTTCAATAATTTCATTAGTCTCGGGTGCTGTGTTCATCTGGTTGGGTTGTTTTCGGTTCAGGTTTCGTGAGGAAAAAACCCAGTAAACCAAAGCAGCCGGCCTCATTCGGTGGAGAGGCCGGCCACCTAATGATTGTTACTCAGGCTTCAGGACGAACTCCGTTTGTCGGAGATCCTCCTGCGTTTGGCCGGAGACTGAGTGTTTTTCGGAATAAGAGGTTGTGACCTTCGTATCCATCATCTGGAGGTTCGAGTGGTCGATCACGATTGAGACTGCCAGAGAAACCTTCGCGGCTTTCTCGCTTTCCTTGCCCGCTTTTTGCGCGGTCTTGCAGATCCCCTTCCACATGTCGGCGAGCTGCACACCGACCTGTCGGCACACGAAGTCCGCGGTCGCCATGTAGTTCTTAACCTCGGCGTCGTTGCAGCCGGTGACGGACGCTCCGCACACCTGCACATTGGGGAGAACTTCGCCGTTCAGCCGCGGAGGCGGTGGAACGATTTCATTCTCGGCGTCGCCGCCTTCTTGCGCGGATGCTTCGAGAGGAACAACTGGCGCCATGCCGTCGGTTTCCGGGGCTTCCGAGTTGGTCTGTACCTCGTCGGCTGGATTTTGTTTACGCTTAGCCATTTTATTTCGGGTTCTATTCGGGTTTCTAGTTTGTCAGGAATTTCCTGACTAAGTTCTTCAACAGAGCTGACTGTGTAAGCTCTTCGCCGTCCGCTGTCGAGGCTGTAATCTTCGCCTTGTCCGAAACAAGCTCCCAAAGATCGTCATCGATAGTGTTTGGCGCTAAGAAGTAATACGCATTCACGCAGTCCTTTTGTCCAATGCGATGCACGCGATCGACCACCTGCTGATGCTTTGAGTGTGTCCACATCAACTCGGCAATTCCGATGTGCGAAGCTGCGGTCAAGGTGAGTCCGAAACCAGCCGCCAGCGTTGATCCGATGAACAACCGGCACCGCTCGTCTTTCATGAATTTGTCCTGCTCGCGCTGCACGTCGTCGCAGCCGCCGAGCACGGTGGCCGGATGCCACTGAGCGAGACCGCGCACGAGCGCATCGAGCACGGCTTTATGGTGAGCATAGATCACGAATTTTTCGCCGCCTTCGAGAAACGTGTCGATCCAGTCGATGATCCAGTTGACCTTGCCGATACCCGCGCACTGTCGGAGCGCGTTGAGTTTTATAAGATGCTTGGCATCCATCCGCGTTTGGCCGACCAAACCGCCAGCCTCCGCCATCATCCACGCGACAATATCTTTTTCGATCCGCCGATACTCGACCTCGTTCGATAGCTCTGCCTCGTACACCGCTTCGATTTTGTCGGGTAGCTCCTTGAGCACATCTTTCTTGCGGCGCCGAATCAGCACCGTACGCGAAAGCAGACTGTGGAGTTCGAGCGTGTTGGTCGCGCCGGTGAGATCAAAGCCGAACTTCGTCCGTTTACCGCCGCAGTACCGCGTGGCGTAATGGTGCCATCCTCCCATCTTAGTCATCACATCCAGGAACGTGAGCGGCGCGATGAGCTCGGCGGGCCGGCCGTTCTCAATTGGTGTGCCTGATAGTACAAACCGAACTGGCGCTTCAGACAGCTGCGCGATCGCCGTGGCCGCCATGCACCTAATCGAGTCACCGTGTTTGATCCAGTGACCTTCGTCGCACGTGACCGATTTCGGGCGCACGAAATCCGGGAAGAAAAACTTGCGCGTTCCAATCTCGTGGGCAGCGGCTTTGCGAACTTTCGCCTTTGGACTCGCGAGCTTGTAGTGAACGAGTTTGTGGATCTCTGAGTAACCCAAAATCGTGATCTCTGCAAAATCGTTGGCCAGTAGCGAAGCGCTCCGCTTCGGCAGCCACTTTCGGCACTCGTGAAGCCAGTTCTGTTTCAGCTTCACCGGGCAAATGATCAACGCCGGGTAAGCCTGCTTCAGTTCGATGGCGGCGAGAGCCTGAAGGCTTTTTCCGGTTCCCATGTCGTCGCCGTTGTAGGCGCGTTCCATCGTCGCCATGAATTTGACGCCGGATTTCTGGTAGTTTTTCAGCGACTTCTCCAGCTCTGGATTGCCGGGAATATGCAGGTCGATCGCTTCCTCGGTCGCGGACTGCGCGAGCGCGTTGACCGCGGCTGATTTCTTGAGCTCAGCCGACAGCTTTTCCCGCGCGTCCTTCGTTGGCGTGATGCCCCAAGCAATGAACTGAGTGAGCTGCTTCACCGCGTCGGGCGCCACCGCGATCGTCCATGCAAACCCGTGCGTGGACGGCTTGCGCTGCTTCAACGCCCGCACGAGCTCGACGAACATCAAATACTCCTGCCGGTGCGTCTTCAGGAAACCATGGTCAAACGAGAGTGTGAATTCACCACACAAAAACATCAGCACTCCCTTGCGGACGTTCTGCGCGACGGCGCCTTCGAGCGGCGGTTTCTCCAGCGTCGTGCTCATGACAAAACGTCCTGCTTGTACCATTGGCCGGATACGCGCCACACGAGGCGGAATTTTGCCCACGTGTGCTGCGTTGCTGCTATTTTCAAAAACTCGAATCCTCCGCGAAAAACTTTCGGCCCCTTCACTTCGATGAAGAGTTTTTCTTCGGGCAAAAAGAAATCAGGTTTATACCAGTCGCCGTTTGCAAGTTTGAGCCGAATCCCTTGCGGAATTGCCAGCTTGCCTGGGAAGAGCACCCGAAGCTGATCTGAATAGGCCAGCTCCAGTTTGTTCATCAGCGGTTTTTTCGACTGGCGCATCCGTGGCTTCACGCCATTTGTTCCAGCCTCCAGCTCAGTCGCTTCTTCGAGCGGGTAGGCGTGCGTGACCGACACGCTGAGCGGCTTCCTGTCGGCACGCGCGGCTTCGATCTGCGCGTGGAAGCGCGGATGAATCTTCGCCATGACATCTGTCATTTTCATTCCCATTAGAGAAACGAGGTTTGGAGCTCACGACGCACCGGCGTCTGGCGGAATTTCTTCTGGGCGAAGGACAGACTGCGCAGCTCCAGCAATTCGCGGAGCTGCTTAACCTCGAACTTCAACGCAGCGTTCTGCGCCACGAGCACCGATCGATCGGTCTTGTCCTCGCGCACGGCCTGCGCTGACTGCCCGTTGAGCCGGTATGAATATAGACCGTTCCCATCATAGCGGCGTTCGACGTGCCAGCTGCCAAACCGCACCTTGCGGAGATCCCGCAAACGTGCGCTCACGCTGGCCGGCGGAGCGCCCACGAGAACGGCGATCGTCTGCAGCGTGCGCCATTCGCCATCCTGCATGAGATCGCGGACAGCGGCGAATTGGAGCGTGAGCCTGGATTCGTCGCGCTCCGGCTCGTAGGTGGCTCCGTCAAATTGTACTGCTTGAGTGCTCATTTCAGTTCGGGTTCGGGTTGCTAATTTCAGTCTGAGTAGAGAACTGAGTCTCCGTCGGCATCGCAGTGCTCGGGTGGCCATCCGGCTTTGCGGATCGTCATCATACGCATTGTGCGCGAATAGATGCGGAAAAGAAAATTCAGCAGCTCCAGCAGCGCCGATTGGGCAATGGCGAGCGCGAGAAAAGCCAGTATGCCGAGGAAAATAGCCATCCTCGGATTGGCAGACGTGTATTCAAAAACGTTCATATAATTCGATGGTTGTTACGATCACTTGGACAAAATTTCTTCGGTTCGCAGTGCACGCACTTCTTCACTCGACACGTCGATGACCCAGCCGATGCGGCGGCTTTCGCTGATCTTCGTTTTCGCAAGATCGTGGTGAGCCCGGCACGCGGTCCGCATGTACTTCCGGCAGTAGAGTAGGGGGCCATTGCGCCCGGCGGCGTGGTGGAGATCCATCACGTCGCCCTTCAGGATCGAGCGCGTGCATCCCCCCGGGTACTGGCAGCCGGGATGCTCGGCGAAGTGAATAATCTTCTCGCAGTAGTATCGACGATCATCCGCCGCCTTCGTTGGCGATCGCTGACGGATACGCTTCAGCGGCTTCTTTCCAAGGATCACCCGAGCGAACGAATGCTTCAATACGCAGAGCTCGCGGCGTGCCTTGCGCTCGGCGTTCACCTTTGGAATCGGCTTGCGCGGTTTCGGTCCGGCGGGCTTCCGAGAGAGCCAGTCTGTGAACGGTTGGCTCATTTGAGTCTCACCGGCATCACCATCGTTTGTAGGTCGCCGCAGTTGACGGCCAAAGGCGACATCTCCGGTTTGACCTCTTTGATGTTGAGCACCGTCGTCTCGTCCGTGCCGGCGTTCACCGCATCGAGCAGGAAACGATAATTCACCGCCACTTTGCCTGACAAGTTGTGAGGATTCGCGCAATCGAGCTCGTCCTGCGACGTATCTTCGTCACCGGCCGTCAGGAGGATTTTTTGCTCTTTGAATTCGAGACAGATGGCGCTGAATTTTTCGGTCGTTGCCAGGGCGACAAGTTTGACGGCCTTGCGTAGTCCCTCGCGATCAACCATCACGCCCTTCGTTTCGTATTGAGCGAGCACACCGCGCCAATTCGGATAATTGCCGGCCACGACTTTCGTCTGGAAAACGATTTCGCCGTCAGGTCGGTCGATCACGAATTCAACCTGCTTGTCGTCAAGCGTGACCTGCACTTTCCCGGTTCCTTCGAGCAGGCGGACCAACTTGTCCACAGCGGTATCGGGAATGATGATCGAGAGCTGACCGTCACTCGCTTCGTTCGACGTGTTGACGTGCATTCGCCGGCCGTCCGTCGCGACGAACGTGATCCCCGTTGGCGTTTTCGCGACCAACACGGATTTAATGATGTAGCGTTGCTCCTGATCGGACGCCGAGGCTGCAACCGAGTTCAGGCGGTCGGCCAAATCCTGCTGCTTCAGCTCCATCATTACACCCGACGCGATCGGCGGGCGAATAGGGAACTCCGCGCCGGACATCCCCATGAATCGATAATCCGACGGGCCGCACTTCATCGAAATGGCAAATCGGTCGGTGACTGTGATCGTGATCTCGCCTTCCGCCAGCGCGCCGACGATGCCGGTGAATCGGCTGCCGGGCAGGCAAACGCTGAAATCCTTTTCGATCACCGCCGGCGTGCTCGTGCTGATGCACATATCGAGATTGGTCGATGTGAGGAATACGCGCTGAACGGCCTTGCGGGCTTCGATCATGACACACGCCAGGACCGGCAGTGTGGCTTTGGGCTGGGCGACGCGCGCACCGACAGACAGAGCGGCGAGGAATTTTTCTTTCGTGATTTTCATTTCGGGTTCGGGTTTTCTGACTGCTTGAAGAGAGCGACTAAGTTTTTCTTAAACCGGTAACAGAGGATCTTTTCCGCCCTCCTGATATGCTTGCACTTCGAGCGTTCGCTATGCTTTTTGATGACTCGATCCCGCAGCAATGGACGTATCGTGAAGTCGAAATTCTGGCAGCTACAAGCGCCGCTACAGTCGTTCTCGTCGAGGTGAACGGTGTGCGAGATTTCCGGATCATCCGTGCTCTGAAAATGCCATGTGAGCCAGTCGTCAGAGACGAATTTGAGGACACCGCACGCACGAGCGTCATCCTGTCGGACTTTGTTTGACATCGATTCATTCAGTTCGGGTTCGGGTACGAGGAGTGTTTGGAACGCGCCTCAAATGTAAAGATATAATCGGCTCAGAAGGGTTGATCCTCGTCGATTTCTTCAGCTGGCGCAGGCGGTGCTGACGGCGCGTCTGTCTTCGCATCGAGAAACGAAAAACCGGTGTCGGTATAATGGCCGAAGAATTGTTTTCCTCCCGAAACGTACCATAGATCGATCGTCGGCTCGGCGCCGTCGTCGTTGCGCTGCTTGCCGACGATCATGAGCGCGTCCGGCTTTGCCCGTTTCTTCTGAGTGATCAGCGCCGGATCGGTCTTCATCTTCTCCATCATCTCGATTTCCTTCTCCTTCTTTTTATTCCGCCATACTGTGATGACATTATGCGCCTCATCGGTGAGCTGACCGCTGCCCTTCACGTCCAGCTTGTTCGCCTGCTCCTCTTCGTTCTTCAGCTTGCGCGGGTGCGCGACAACGAACAGGTGCACGTCGCTCCCGTCCACGAACTCTGAAAAACCACCGATAACTTCGGCCTGCGCGTCCAAGTCGTCAGAGCTAATTCCCATCTTCATCCACGAATCGATGATGAAAAAGCGGCAGCCGTGCCGGCGGTACGCATAGCGGAAAGTCGTCAGCACGTCTTTCCAGTTCGCGCGGCCAACGCGCTCGTAAAACCAGATGCCCTTCTCGATCGCGTCCATCGCAGCCTCCGCTTTCGGCCGGTCTGGCGATTTTTCGCCAGTCTGCTGTCGGATGAAAAATTCGATCGTCTGTTCCGGGTGCACCTCTAACGAGGCGACGCATGACGAGTAACCGAGCTTCGCCAGATAGTTTGTAATGAAGGACAGACAGACCGTTTTGCCGCTGCCGTTCATCCCCGTAATCACCGTCCACTCGTGCCAGCGCAGATGAAACGGATAGTTGCCAAACGGAAGCGGAATGCCGCGCTTCGTGTTCGCGTCCGCGCTGAACATGCGAGCCAGCACGGCATCGCGGTACTCGCCCGCGTTGCGCAGTGCCGCTGGGTCCAGGGTCTTCGCGGCGTTGAACGCGATGGTCAGTTCAGCCTCGCGGCAGGCCTTCAATAGTTCGTTAGCGTCCTTCAGCGGGAGAGCGATGACGAAACAAATCTCCCGACCCAGCCGCTTGACGATGGAGGCGCACGCCTGCTTCCCCGGCTCGTCCATGTCCATCGACAAATACACGCGCTCGAAGCGGGAAATAAATTCCCAGTCTTCCCCGATCCACTCGTCATTCGGATCTTTGCCGTCCTTGCCTTCCCACTTCGCGCCGAAGGGAACAGAGCAAACACACAAACCCGGGATCTTCATCGACGCCCACGTCAGCGCGTCTGGCTCGCCTTCGCATATCAACAGATAGCGATCCGCCGGTTTGACCGTGTGTTTTCCGAACAGAACTTTGGGCGTGTCCTTACTCGTCCATGTCTTCTTTTTTCCATCCTCCGTTCGCTCCAGAGCAAGGAACTTGAGCATCTGCGCAGCGTGCGGAGCGTTCTCGTGGAGATACGGGAAGACGATCGCAGTTCCGTCCTCGGTCATTGCGATCTTGTAGGCTTCGACTATCTCGCGCGGGATCTTACGATCTACCGTCAGGTAGAACTCGGCAGCGTTTGCGATCCACGTCACACCGCGTTTGTCCGGTTTCGAGTAAGCACGCGGTTCTCTCTCTTTCTTCTGGAACTTGGCCCCGCCGTCCATGTTGACGCCGTGCGCCACCAGCCATTCCTTCGCCTCTCGGAGCGCGTCCTGAAAAGGAACGCCCCGCGCCTGAACCCAGAGCTCCAGCATGTTCGAGCCGCCGTCGGTTCCGCCAAAGTCTTTGAAGATCCCGGCCTTGTCGCCGTGGCATGAGACGCTGAGAGAGTGGCCTCCGACGCCGGATGCGAGCCGGCCACCGACCCACTCACCTTTCACCATCATGCCGTCGGGGAGTAGCAGTTTACAGACATCCTCGGCGCGGTCCGCCAAGGCTTTTTTGATTTCGGGTAATTCCATTTCAGTTCGGGTTCGGGTTTCAGAAAGCCGTCGCGGATATGCCCGCGGTCATCCAGTGGTACAGGAGAACCGCTTGGATCTCGCAGTGCTCTTCGTCGCCCACGTTGTAAGCGACCTTAATGTATTCGAGTTTGCTGTTGTGGTACTGCTTCCACCGGAAGTCGCACTCATTGCCGAATACGGCCGGGAGTCGGATGTAGGACACCGGGAGGCAGCCCGCGGCGATTTGCTCGTTGATGAATTTGAGCATGTCAGTCCTTCAGATCGATCACGAGCGGGAGGCCGTTGGCGTGCGTGCCGGCCGGACGGAAACGAGCCGACCCGTTCAATTGCTCAGCTAGATTGACCTCGATCGCCGTCGAACTTCCGACCGGCATCACCTTTGTCAGCTTCGCCACGCCGCGGGTCAGCACGAAGGCCATCGCCTCCGTCGAGTAACCGCCGAACAAGATGCTATCAGCTCGGAGCTCGCCCTTGTTATTCTTGCTGAAGATCCATCCCCAGCTGTACGGCTTGCCCTCGTTGCCGGTGTGACCGTTGCGAGCCATCAGGTAATCGGACGCAGCGACATTCTCGGCCAACACCTCGAACGCGCTGACCGTTTTCCCGTGGTCCCGCCAAAACTTTTTCATCATCAGGTCACGGCGTTGGCCGGTCACTGGCATGATGACTTCGGGTACGATCCGCTTGACAGCTCCCATGATTTGGCGCCACGGGAAAGTTTTCCCGTTTGGTTCATCTTCGGACGACAGCGCGAGCTCAGGCTCCGGCGCCACGTAATCCGGTAGATCGGCTGGGTTCAGTCCGCATTCTTCGAGTGTGAGAGTATTCATTTCGAGTTCAGTTCGGGTACTAAAATAGACCTCGCCGCCGGTTGAAGACGGCGAGGTTGCGGGTATTTGCTTCGGGCACCGATCCGCGAGCGGTGCCGAGAAATCAAAGCGTTTGGACGTGATCGCGGCTAACGCGAGCAATGACCGATTTTCCTGACTTTCCGAGGATCGTGACCTCGTACTCCGGGACGTGACCGCGCGCGAGAAAACCTAGCCACTTCTGGGCAACTATCTCGCCTTTCTCTTCAGTCGTTTTCCCGCCGGCTCTCCGGCAGTCAAAGCGGACGACTGAGCCAACGTACTTGCGCGCCATTGGCTCAGCGCCGGGGACAATCACGTCCGGTAAATCTGACCTGCCGTCCCGGGTATTCGGGTTCGTTTCGAGTTTCGGATTCATTTCAGTTCGGGTTCGGGTATCTAACCTGTTCAGTTCGGGATCGTTTCGGGTATCTATCAGGGACGGCAGGAAGGGATTGACGCGGCCGCGTGAGGCACGCAATTTGCGCGGTTTTAGTGCGCGGGACTGTCTCGGACGGCCCGAAATAGGACCGCTCACGACAACCAAATGACATCCAGTGCAAAACGCCGGGCTACGATAGAACCCCTCAGCGTCCACCACTTTGACCACGCCGCGAGCGTGGTTTTTGCTTTTCATAGGTAACGATGCCACTCGACACAAGCCGGCGCAATCGGCTGCATGCATCGGATGGCATCCAAACGACATCCAAAAGAACAACCGAATGCCAACCGAGTGCCCACTCGGGGCGTTTTGGAGATCGAGAGACCCGGCCGTCCGAATCCATACGGCGTTCAATGGCCGGAACAAGAGTTCGATCAGGTCACGCACAAGAGCCGGCGCGTGCGCAAGACTCTGTTCTTCCCGACGACTGCTTCGCGTGACGAGAAAGCTCGGGAGCTGCGCGACGCGCGCCGAAGCCGCATGATGGTCGCCAGCGTTCCGCGAGACGAGATCGCCAACTACCGCGCGTTCAAGACCGCCATCGGCGAGACGCCTTGGCAGAACGTCATCGCCGGCTGGCGGGCGCATCTCATGTCCGCCGGCCTCGTTCCATGCGACATGACCGTCGAGGCGGCTGGTACGGAGTATCTGGCGAAGATGAAAGAGCTCTTGGATAAAAAGAGGATCAGCGCCGACACCGAGCGACACAAGCGCCACAAGATTCGCCTCTTTGTTGAGGAGTTCGGGGATCTGACTCTCGACCGCGTGACCACCGCCATGATCGAGGACTGGATCGATGAATTCGACGAGATCCAGAGCGATTACACCTTCGACGGGTACGCGAAGCACATCCGCGCGTTCTTCGGCTACTTCGTCAAGGACAAGAAGGTTCTCCGCGATAACCCGGGCAGTGGATTGAAACATCGAAGCGACGGAATCGGCGAGGTGAAGATCATCAGCGTCGCACAAACCGCTCGCCTGTTTCACGTCTGTCTCACCGAACCCAAATTCAAGCCGATCGTCGGACGGCTGGCGATGGAAGCCTTCATCGGCCTGCGCTTCGGCTCTGGCTGCCGATTGGAGAGGGTTGACATCAATCGGGAGGACAAGGGCGTCACCCTGCCGAAGCACAAGCTCAAGACCAAACGGCGGCATTACATCGACGGCCTGCCCGAATGCCTCTGGAGCTGGATCGATGTCACTCCCGACGAGTGCTGGGAACTCACACCCCGGCAATATATGGGGCTGAAGAGCGACATCTTCACCAAGGCCAACGTCCCGCATCCCCACAATTGTCTGCGGCATGGCTTCGCAACTTACTACACCGCGGCGTTCAAGAATCCCGGCGCGACGGCAACGATTCTGTGCCACCGGGATCAACAAGAGCTGTGGGATCATTATAACGGGAGAGCGACGGAGGCTGATGGGAAATTGTACCAAGAAATCACGCCGACAACGGCAGAGCGGATTTTAGTTGGCTACGTTCCAGCACGTGCTGCGCAAGGCGGTCGGCTGCAATCTCCGGCGTGACACCGAATAGCTTGAGCGCGCGCGGGTGCAGCAAATAGGGCGGTCCATCGAAGTCTGAATCCGGAATGAACCGGCTGCGGATCTTGCAGCGCACGTGTTCAGGGCCGCGTTCGATGCAGGCCGCGAACTCGTCAACCGTCAGGCGTCGCGTAATTGTCTTCGACGCTGGCGCGAGTTGCGGGGCGATCAATCTCAGCACTTGGGCCGCGATTTCGGTCGCGCACCGGGTCAGTTCATCAGGATTCATGTCAATTCGGGTTCTATTCGTTTCAGGTAAAAATCCCTCTCCAGCGGAGAGGGGCTCAACGTAGCGAGGTGAAAAGCAATCGGGGTTTCTACCATTCGATGCAAGCAGATACCACTAATCTGAGGGAAAGACCCTGTTGCTCATCTTTTCGTTTCGGGTTCGGGTTTCGTTTCGGGTATCAGCCGAGCAACAGGACGCTCCAAACATACGGTGAAACTCCGGCTCTGTCGTTAAGGAATTGCCCTAAAAATTAGGGAAGATGTTCTGCACTAGGACAGGAACTTCTTCCCATTTTTGCCGGCAACATTTCCCGCAAAATGAGACGACGTGTGTTTTGAAATATGGATACCAAACGAACACCTTTCTGCATAATCGAGGATCATGTTGGCGTCGCCGAAGCGATCAGCTTTGCGATCGAAGCGACTCATCACATGCGGACCGCAGGCAGCTTCAACTCGCTGAAAGCCGCCAGAGCCGGTCTCGTCAGATGCAATCCGCGCGTAGTCGTCGTGGACTGGAGGATCACCGATGGCACTGGCCCTACAATCGTTGCTGAGGTTAAAGCTGCACTCCCTGAGTGCCGATGGCTTCTCTACACC